GGGGGGGGGGGGGGGGGGGGGGGGGGGGGGGGGGGGGGGGGGGGGGGGGGGGGGGGGGGGGGTGGGGGGGGGGGGGGGGGGGGGGACTTACCGCGGAAGGTGGGGAGTCGGGAGCATCGGTTCGGCGTCGGGGGCCAGGCCTCGGTGGTACTCAACCAGAGCAAGCGCGGGGAGCGGGGCCCGGTGGACCCCGGCAACCGGAAGGGGCTGCGCAAGCCGCCACAGATGACGGTGGCCGACTTTGCGGGGGTCACGGCGCTGACCGACGCGGAGTTGCGCGAGCGGCTGCTGGCGGTCCAGGTGTACCGGGCCAACGGGCTGCCGCTGGCGCGGGTGGCGCGCAAGCTGGGGGTGGCGACCGGGACGCTGCGGACGTGGCAGGCCGAGGGGCGGGCGCGCAAGCTGACGTTCCCGGCCCTCGACGCGGCGCGGGCCTTTGTCGAGGACCACTTGGTCGACATGGCGGTCGACACGTTGCACGAGCACCTCAAGCAGCACAACCTCGAGGCGGGCCTGGCGACGTTGCGCGGGGTCGGGGTGTTGCGCAACGGCGGCGACGTCGTCGATGGCCGGTTGCCCACGCAGTTGAACGTGCAGATTGTCGACGCCAACGGCGTGATGATTTCGGTGGGCGGCACCGCGCCCAAGCTCGAGGGCGTGGTGGGCGTGCCCAAGGCGCATCGGCTGGACCTGGCGCCACGCGGCGGGGAGCTTGTCTAGCACCCTGGCGGGGGGCGACGGCACCGTCAAACTCCAGTACAACCCCTACCAGCACGCCTTCTTCGAAGCGTTGACCGCGACCCGGCCCGATGGCGGGCCGTCGTTTACCCAGTTAGCGTTGTTCGCGGGCCGACGCGGCGGGAAAACCCGCGCGGGCAGCATTGCGGTCCCGAAGCTGATTGCGCGCAAGCCGAAGCAGTTCGGGTGGGTGTGTGCGCCGACCTACGGCGACCTCGAGGACTTCGTCAAGCCGGCGGTGTTTGACGCGATCCCGAAGGGGTGGATTCAGGACTGGAGCGAGAAGCACCAGACGCTCTACATCAAGGGCGAGACGCGGTTGGCGTTCCGCTCGCTCGAGGACCCCAACAAAGCGCGCGGGCCGGGCCTGGATTTCGCGTGGATCGACGAGTCGCGCAAGATCGCGCAGTTGGCCTGGCACACGATGATGCCGGCCTTGGCCGACCGCGACGGCGTGGCGATCCACACGACCACGCCCAATGGCTTCGATTGGTGCTGGAAAGACCTCTGGATTCCCGCCACCGAGTCCGATCCCGGCGTGTGGGCCTGCAAGTACAAAACGCTCGACAATCCGCTGCTGAAACCGGAGATTGTCGCGGCGTGGCGGCGGCGGATGGACCCGATTTTCGCGCGCCAGGAGTTCGAAGCCGATTTCGTCACCTTCTCGGGCCAGGTCTACGACGACACGGCGTTACCGCCGTCGCAGGAATTGACCGACGGCCAGGTCCAGGCCTTCCTCCCCGAATGGCCGCGGATTCACCACGCGCGGGGCATCATTTTGGGCGTCGATCCCGGCGCGGATCACCCGTTTGCGGTCGTCGGGCTCGTGCCGACCACGCACGGGCTGATTCAGGTGTTCGAGTACAAGAAGCGGTATCGATCGCTGGGGCAGCACTGGCACGAAATTCAGCAGATCTTGCACAGTTTCTCGCCCGAGCGCCCGTTGACCATCCTGTGTCGCGCGATTGACCGCAGCCAGGCGCAAACGATCATCGAGTTCGGCCAGATGGGCGAGTTCTTCACGCCGGCCGAAAACGCGGTGGTCGCGGGCATTCAGCGCGTCTCGAGCTGGATGCACAGTCGCAAGCTGTGGTTTGTGCAGAGCCGCTGCATCGAGACGCTCAAGGATTTGCGCTCGTACCGGTGGAAGGAGAACGCGAACAAGTTGGGCGAGCTCCTGACCGAACAGGTCATCAAGATCAACGACGATTTGCCCGATGCGTTGCGGTACGCGCTGATGACGTGGCCCGAATTGCCCGACAAGGACGTCGTCGCCGATCTGGTAGAGTCCGAACCCAAACCCGGCGATTGGGAGCGCGAACGGCGGCAATGGGCGCGCGAACGCGAGGAAGAACGCGAGACGGGCAACCCGATGGACATGGCAATTGCCTTCGGCAGCGAAGGCTACGGCGGCGGGGACGATTTGAGCGAGTTCTACGCCTGACGGGGTGACGATGGAGTGGTTCACAGGCGGCCGGCGAGGGGGCAAGACGGCGTCGATGCTCGTCGTGGAGGCCGAGGATCGGGTGCAGCGGCTCGAACGGCACCTCGAGGCCGCGCAGACCGAAAAAGCGTTGTTGATCCGGTTGCTCGAGGACGCCCACGAGCGGTTACGCGCGGCGCACGGCGTGGCGGCGCAGTTGATCACCCTCGAGCGCCACAATGCGACCTATCAGGCGACGACCGAGTGGGCCGTCGCGCACATCAACGGGCTGACCCTCGAGCGCGGGAGCCTGGTGGACTTTCTCAAGAGTGGCGTGGTGGACCGGCATCCGACGCCGCTGCTGGACTGGCAGGGCGCCGCGCCGCCGCCGGGGCCGATTGTCACCAACGGCGTCGTCGGCGGGGTGCCCATTCCCGACGGGCAGAGCGCGGGCGACGTCGTCGCGCGGTTGCGGGCCCGGCGCGACGAGCAGCGCGCGGCCCAGCCGGTCGATCCCGCGGACTTGCTGAAGGCCGCCGCGGACCTGTTCAATGAGCCGCCCGAGGGGACGCGCCAGGACGCCCCCACGACAGACCCGTTCACTGAGATTCCGTAATGAAGGGCTGACGTATGTCGACACTGGCGTTCCCCCCGCCGCCCACGTCCGAGGTGCCGGGCCTCGACGCCGCGAGCGCGGCGCTGTTCGGCGCTCCTGGCGCCAACGTCCCGCCGCGGGCTACCTCGCCCTACGAGGACGACGACAAAATCCGCGATTTCATCGAAGAGTTCGAGCACGAGGCCAACGCCGGCCGCACGCAGCACGAGGATACGTGGACGGCGAACCTGTACTACCGCAGTGGCCGGCAGTGGATCACCAAGGACGCGCGGGGCGGCTGGCGCGACAAGCGGTTGGCGAAATGGGTCCCCAAGCCCGTCACCAACAAGGTCAACGAGGTGTACGAGGCGATCAACAGCGTCTTTGCCACCGTCGACCTGTCGCAGTTTGCCAGCGGCACCGGCACGCGCGAGATCGACATGGTGACGGCCGAACTCGTCAACCTGCTCGAAGAGCCGATCAAGCGCGAACACGACGCGCGCCGCATGTGGATGCGGAGCAACTTCTGGCAGATCAACACCGGCAACGTCATCCTGCATCCGTGGTGGGACCCCGACGCGCGCCACGGCGTGATCCTGATTGCCCACGAGCGGTGCAGCATGTGCCAGGGCGTGTTCGCGCCCTCGGCCATCGTCGAGGCGGGCCAGAAATGCCCGAATTGCGGATCGATGATGTTCGAACCGGCCCTCGGGCCCGACGGGCAGCCGATTCAGAGCAAGCTCGCGCAGGGCAAGGGCTGCACCGACATCCTCTCGCCGTTCGAGTTCTTCGTCCCCGACGCCTACACGTCGATGGACGACGCGCCCGGCTGTATTCGCAAGCGGTGGCGCACGTCGTGGTACTACCGACGCACGTTTGGCGAGAAATGGGTCGAAAAACAGGGCTTTGGCTTCGAAAAGAGCCCCTCGGACGCCAGCATCCAGACCTTGCGCCGGTTGGCGACGATGTCGGACACCAACAGCGGCAATTTCATCGAAAGTGGCGAAGGCAGCGGCGGCTTGACCGACGGCACGGTCGAATCCGAGATCTGGTTCAAGCCGTGCGACCCCTACGAGAACGGCCTGTTCATCCGCTACGTCGGATCGCAGGGATCGATCAAGATCTTGGGCGAGGGCGGCCAGGAAGAGCGCGATCTGCCCTACACGACGCTCCAGGGCGATGCGTTGTGGCCGTTTGTGCATCTGCCCTACGAGCGCGTCGAGGGGCGCTTTTGGGGGTCCTCGCCGATTGAACTGGTGCGCCAGAAAAACGACCAGATCAACCAACTCGATTCCTTGATGCAGTTGATGGCGTTGCGGATGTCCAACCCGGTGTGGATCGAGCCCAAGGGCGCCGACACCAAGCGCAAGACCGGCGAGCCCGGCCTGGTGCTCCAGTACAACCCGATTGCGGGCGCCGGCTACAACCCGAAACCGGAGCGCATCGAGGGCTCGCAGATTCCCTCGAGCCTCGTCAACTTCCGCATCCAGTTGCTCAATGACATCGAATCGCTGACCGGCACCTACGACGTCATCAAGGGCAGCAAGCCGACCGGCGTCGAAGCGTTCTCCGCGTTGCAGTTGTTGGTGGAACGGAGCCAGAGCCGCTTCACGCCCGTGCTGATGGAGCGCGGGGACGCCTACGCGCGCCTGTTCGCGTTGTGGATCGAGCTCGAGCGCGTCTATGGGCCGATGGAACGCTTCGAGTCGGTCGCGGGCCCCAATGGCGAACGCGCGTTGCAGTTGTTCCGCGCCGCCGATCTGGCGGGCACCGTCAGCATCCAAATCGAGGACGGATCGCAGGTCCCGAAAACCAACCTCGGGCAGCGCGCCGCTATCGAGCAGTTGACCAAGTTGGGGGTCATCAACCCGCAGGCCCCCGATACCGGCTACCAGATTCTCAACACCTTCGGCCAGGCCAAATTGATGCCCTCGTTGGACGTGCATGTGCGGCGGGCGCGCGTCGAACAGACCGAGTGGGAAGCGTGGGCGCTCCAAGTGCAGTTCATGCCCGCGGTCGACCCGATGACGGGCCAGCCGATGACGCAGCCCGACCCGATGACCGGCCAGGCGATGCCGGTGCCCCCGCAGCCGTCGATCCCGATGCCGGGCACGCCCCAGGTCGAAACCAGCGACCAAGTCCACGTCGAAGAGCACATCAAGTGGGCCAACGGCGACCGCATCCAGAAACTCGTCACGCAGCGACCCGAACTGCGCGCCGCCCTCGATGCGTTCATCGGATTACATCAGCAGCGGATGGCGATGCAGGCCATGCAGCAACAGCAGGCCGAAGCGCAGGCCAAAGGCGGCGGCACGTCCGACCTCGGGCACAGCAACCGCGAAGGGGGCGATACCGACAGTGTCCCGAGTGGCACGGGGCAGGGCGCGCAGAATCACGGGCCCGAGTGAATGCCTCAACATTGACACGCCGCGCCGAGGGTTGCAGACTCGCCGCGGCCTCATCCGACCAGGGTCGAGTCCACCATGCCTGACGAATTTCCGAGTTTCGACGTCCCGAGTGACGTCACCGGCTCCACACCGTCGAGTGTGACGCCTGCGGCCGAGCCGCAGCAGCCGAGTGCGCCCGCGCCGCCGGCCGACACCGACATTCCCGAAGCCAGTAACCCGCTCTTCGCGCCGATGACGGCGCAGGGCGACACGCCGGCCGCGGACACGACGCCGGCCCGCGTCCCCAGGCCCACACAGACGCCCGCGGCGCCCGCCGTGGCGCCGTCGGCCGAAGCGTTGCTCCTGGCGCAGCAGTCGCAGTTGCTCGCCTCGATTGCCGCGCGCTTGCAGCCGCAGGCGCCCGAGGCCGAGCCGCCGCCGCCGCGCGATCCCAAGGACATTGCGCTCGAGCAGACGTTGATCAAGCGCATCCCGACGTTGGGCCCGTTGCTCGCGGCCCTCAACGATCCGGTCAAGGCGCAGGCGTTGCAGGCCTTGCTCACCGCTGCCCCCCAGCATCAGCAGACCGTCGCCGCGTTCTACGAGCAGTACGCCGACGCCACCGTCGACAAGCTCAAAGGCATCTACGCCACCGACTACGGCGTCGATGCCACCGCGCTCAACCGCGAGGACGAAAACCTCCTCAGCGACCAGTTCCAAATGTGGGTGACGCAGCCACAGAACGCCAAGGCGCTCCAGCGGTACGAGGCCGGCGATCTGCGCGTCGTCGATGAGTTCGGGCAGTTCTTCCGGTCGCGGTTCGTCCAGCCCGCGCGCCGTGCCGGCCAGCAGGCCGTCGCGCAGCGCGGCCAGGTCGTCGCCGGCCTGCCACGCGGGGGCGGGAGCCAGATCCCGACTCCGTCGCAAACCGCGCCACGGGTGCAGACCCCCGCCAGTGAGCGCGACGTGTTCGGTGAAGCGTGGGGCGAACTCCAGCGGTCACGCGCAGGCGCGTAACCCTTTCCTGACCTAAAGGAGCCGACACATGGCCGGGGCCGACACACAAAACCTCTCGGGACTGTACAAGACCAAATTCGAGAACTACGTCGCGGAAATGACCAATCGGAAGTACCCGCTGACAGATTTGTTCAAATTCGAAAAAGCGGAGTTCGCGGGCAGCGACGTGACCTACAACGCGCACGTCACGCGCAACATCAGTCCCATGTGGGTCGGCGAGGACGGCGCGTTTGCCGACGCCGGGCAGCAGGGCTCCGTCAAGGTCAGCATCGGCCAGCGCAAGCTCATGGCGCGGGTGCGGATGACCACCGAAGTCATGGAGGACACCATGAAGTCGGAAGGCGCCTTCCGGTCGGCGCGGCGCGACGAGATGACGCGCATCATCGACGACATCGCGCGGATGGAGGAGTACAGCTTCACGGGCGACGGCCGCGGCATCCTGGCGCTGATCGACGACAGCACCCCGAGCGGCGCGGCGGCGATGACCGTCGATGCGCCGGGCGGGATCACCGGCGATGATTTCGGCAATCGCTTCTTCCTGCCAGGCATGTACGTCGGCGCCGTCGATCCGGCGACCAACGTGCTGCGATCTGGCGTGCGCAAGGTGGCCTCGCTCTCGAGCGATGGCTTTACCGTCACCTTCACCACCGCGCCGCCCGCGGGGTGGGCCGACAACGACTACTTGGTGCAGGCCGCCAATTCGTCGGTGACGGACATTCTCGACACCTCGTTCGAGCACGCCGCCTACGGGCTCCAGGCGCTCTTTGACGACGGCACCTACCGCGCGAACTACTTCGGCGTCGACCGCGCCAGCTACACGCAGTATCAGAGCTACGTGAAGTCGTCCACCGGGACGCTCTCGGAAGATCTGTTTCAGCAGGTGGCCGACGTCGTCGACCAGCGCCTCGGCGGGATCATCGACGTGATGACCGCGCACCACTCGGTGCGCCGGCTCGTGATCGCGTTGACGCAGCCGGATCGCCGCTACTCGGGCAGCAACTTGCAGAAGCCCGACGCCGGCACCACCTCGTTCACGCAGGGCGACATTCCGTTCGGTGGAGTGCCGATCAAGGCCATCCGCACGCACGCCCTGGCGACCCTGTTCGGGTTCGACAAGAAAGGCGTCGAAGGCGTCCGCTACGTGTCCGATCCGGGGTCGTGGTTCGACACCGACGGCAACGTGTTCACGCGCGTCGGCAGTGGCAGCACGGGCCGGGACGCGGTCGAGGCGTGGTATCGCAAGCGGTATCAGAATCACGCCAGGTGTCCCTCTAAGAGCTTCCGGCTGGACACGATCACAGGGCAGTCGTTGGTCGTGGTCCGCGAGGCCGGGAGCTAGTTCGACCCGCTAGTTCGACCCGAGGGGCCCGCCTGTTGCGTTCGCAGCGGACGGGCGGGCCCACGGTTTTGCGTTCTTCCAGGGAGTCTCGCCGTGTCCTTTGCCCGCAACATCCGCATCGTCCATTTGCTCAATCGCACCACCAAGCCGCTCAACGCGACGTGGGACGGCTACCCCTACGTCATTCCGCCGGGCTTCAAAGCCGTGCCCGTCCTCGACGAGTTGGACCAGCCCAAAAAGGACAAGCGCACCGGCAAGGAGATCGTGACCTACGTCGGCAACGGCCCGCACGGCGACGTGTTGCTGTACCCGATGCCGTACTTCGCGGCCGAAGCGGCGATGCGGCAGAACCCGAAGATGGGCACGCTCAATCCGCAGAACCCGAATGACTTCGAACCGCTCTGTTGCGTCCCCGAGTGGGGCCATCCCACCGAGCACACCGAACAGGACGACGAGGCCATCGAGCTCGTGGACCGCTCCCTGTTGCCGCTCAACCGGCAGACGGTCGAACATCAGCACATTCCCGGGTCGCGCCGCTCGCCACAGACCAGCAACAAGTGGGCGGCCGACGGCGGCCGGTCCCAGGTGTCGATCAGCATCGCCAACCCGTTTGGGATGCAGGGCGACGAAATGGCCGGCAGCGCGGAGTACGGTCGGTGACACGGCGCAACTACGTGCGCACGGCCAACCCGTTCAACTTGCAGGAGCCCCCCGCGAGCTTCCTGACCGGGCTACACGCGCTCGACGCCGACCTCGTCATCTTCCCGTCCACCCACGAGCCCTGCTACCGCCTGGCGCGGCGCACGACCCACACGCGCGACATCTGGAAAGTGATCCAGAGCTTCCCCGATACCGCGATCCTTGTCGCGTATGGCCTGGCGCCGTGGAAGTCGGTCCTGCCGACCTCGCTCGACATGAGTTGGGAGCGCGTGCTTCAGGAGATCCCACAGTTCGACCAGTGGCAGTTCAAGGACCCCGACGCGGTGGCGCGACACCTCGACGACCGGGAAGCCGACGCCGCACGGCGCCTCGACCGCGAGATCGCCGATGGCGCCAGTCAGATCGCGGGGCACGGCTACCGGGTGATCGATCGGCTGCGCGGATCGCGCATCCACATGAATGAACGCAAGGGGGCGGCGCCCACACGCCGCCTGGCGCCCGTCGCCGCCAGCAGGTAGTCCCACGCACGAATCAGGAGCCGTGGCCCGTGCCGCCGCCCTGAAGGAGAATCCGCATGGCCCTCACCGTCGAAAACGCCAATCTCGTCAAGCAGCGCACGTTCACGGATCTGCGCGGCCGGCACATCGCCGAACTGTTGAAGGGGTTCTGGAACCACATCAACCACGCCGGCAATCCCGACCTCCAGTGGGTCTACTTCTCGGGCCTCGAGACGGCCGACAAGGTCATCGCCGACGTCGCGTGCAAGCTCTACGCGGTCTACATGCGCAAGCCGACCGCGTCGACCGTCGACTCGTGGGTCAAGGCGTCCGACCACGCCACCGCCGCCGCGGCCAACGGCGACATCGTCGTCAAGCTGCTGGGCACGGGCGGGGGCGGGCGCGAGTACGTCCTGCTGTTCCCCAACGGGCTCCTGATGGGCACGGGCGTCACCATCGGCGCGCACACGACCGTCAACGGCTCCAGCAAAACGCTGGTGGCCGATGCCGCGACCGGCTGGGCTATCGTCGGCGCGGCGTAACTGGCTCGCCGCGCGGCCCTGGAAAACGCGCGGCAAGGTGACAAGGCGGCCACGGACCCGTAGACCGTGGCCGCCGACCTCACCGGTGGTAGGGACCACACGCCGAAAGGATCGCAACGGTGATTCATAACCAGAACCTCGACCCGACCCTCTGTTCCGGGGGCTGGCAGTCCGTCTATCTCCCCATCGACGTCGGCGCCTCGGCCGTCGCCGTCATCCAGAGCGGGCACCGCATCCCCTTCGCGGGCAAACTCGTCTCGGCCTACGTGTACTGCGCCACGCTGACCGACGCCGACGACAGTGCCCGCGTGGACCTGTTCAACAATGCCGCGAGCATCCTACCGGCGACCATCGACCCCGTCGCCGCCGACACCATGACGAGCCTGGCGCCCAATGCGACGACGTTTGCCGCGGGCGACAAGGTCACGGTGCGGGTGACGACCGGCGCGGGCGATGCGATGGTGGGAGGCGTGACGCTCGTCTACCGGCCGCTGATGGGTGCCGAGTCGGGCGCCTTGTAAGGAGCGTGGCGCATGGCGAATCCAGCGAAGGCGGCGGAATACCGCCGCATGTTCCGCGACGAGACGATCACCTACGCGCTGACCGCCGCGACCGACCCCGACCGCGCGCCGTTGATTACGTGCCTCAACAGCAAGCACACGATCTACGTCCAGCGGATCGCGGTGCATGTCACGACCAGCGCCGCGCAGGCGATCACGTTCCGCGCGCAGACGACCACGACGGTCATTCCGGCCGTCCTGCCGGCGAGTGCCGCGGCGGGCGACCAGCACGTTCTCATCGACCTCGAGGAAGGCTACGCGCTGCCCGCGGGCGAGCACCTCGAGGTGTCGGGCACCGCGGGCGTAGCCGGGCTGATTCAGGTCCAGGCGTACCAGCGGCTCACGCCAGGAGCGGCGGGCATCACGCCGGCTGACCTCGGATGAAGTCGCCGCTGGGGGTCTTGGGGGTCCTCGTGGCGGTGTGGGCCCTGTTCTCGGCCGTGGCCGTCACGCAGGACGCCGTCTACCGGCTGGGGGGCGGGGCGCCCAATCCCATCGAGCTCATGTCCGATGGCAAGGCGTACTTCCGCATCACCCCGGCCGGCGTGATCACCCTGCCCAACGCGGCCAACTTTGCCGCGGTGGGCACGAGCGCCGACATCACCTTTGCGGCCGGCAATTTCACGGCCGGCGGCACGCAGACGTGGACGCTCGCCGCGGGCGACGTCGGCGCCCATGCGACCATGCGCGTCGGCAACATCGTCACGCTGACCTGGCAGTTGAACACCACCACGGTCGGGGGCGTGGCGCACGCGCAGTTGCGCGTCGGCACGGGCGGGCTGACCTGGGCGCGGATCTGTGAAGGGACGCACTACTACATCGACAACGGCACGCGCGGCAGCGGGCGCGTCACCGCCAGCTCAGGGACCACCTACGTCGTGCTGAACATCTCCACGGCGGGCAGTTGGGCGGCCTCGACCGACGCCACCTACGACTACGGGCAGATCACCTGCGAAGTCTCGTGACCGATGGCGACCACCCTCCAGACGATCCTCAACATGACGCGGGACGCCATCAATGAGGCGGTCCCGCGCTTTTGGTCGGACGCGGAATTGCTGCGGTACATGAACCGCGGCATCCGCGATGCCTGGCGCCAGATCAGCCTCACCAATCAGAACTACAGCTTCAGCATCAACAGCAGCGTCAGCCTCGCGGCCAACGCGACCTCGCTCTCGAGCGTGCCGTCCAACCTCGCCATCGTCTTTCAACTCGAGCCGGTGGACATGGTCGCGTACCCGATCAACTTCATCGGCCTCGAGTACACGCGGGCCGAGTTCCAGAACGCGCGCCGCGAGACGCTCGCCCACAACCCGAGCCAGCCGGGGACCATCTACTACTCGGTGACGGGCGCGGGGGCGCCGGTCGCCGCGCCCACGATCTACGTCGCGCCGGTCGTCAGCGCCACCATCACGCTTGCGCTCGCCTACCGCCCGACCATCGGCGCCGAGCTCATCGCCACCGACAACGTGCCGCTGCCGGGCGAGCTCGATCAGGCGCTCGTGCATTGGACCGCCGCCTACGCGCTGGGCCGCGAGCGCGGGGACGCGGCGCCCGATGCCGGCCGGATGCAGCAGTTCCAGCGGGAGATCGACGTCATCCTCGTCTCGATCACCCCCCGTGACGAGCAGGAGGACAACGTCGTCATTGCGATGTTCGAGGAACGCTGGTGAGCAAGGAGAAACGCTTCGACCTGGGCGCCAAGGGCGTCAACGTCGTCGTCTCGCCCCTGCACCTCGCGGACGGCGCCTTGACGTTCGGGCAGAACGTCCAGAAGAGTCTCTTGGGGGAAGCGGGCGGCATCCAGAAGCGGTTCGGGTTGGAACTGTTCAAGGATGTCGGGACGGCGAGCGTGCTCGCGTTGATGAACGTCGGCATCCGGCCCCCGCTGCCGATCCACCCCGACACCGGGGAGCCCATCGTCCCAGGAGATCCCATGTACGTCAAGGTGTGGAAAAGCGCCAGTGAAGCCACCGCGACCGCGACCATCGAGACGGTCACGTTCGACAGTGAGGACTTCGACGTCGGCAACCTGCACGACGCCGTGACCAACACCGAGCGGCTGACCGTGCCGCCGGGCGGCGACGGCATCTACTTCTTCATCGCCACGGCGTCGTGGGAAGGCCGCAACGCCAGCGGGGGGCGATTGGGGGCCTACGTCTACAAGAACGGCACCACCTCGCGCGTCGGCATTCAGGAAGAGACGCCCGACAAAACCACGGGCGACGGCAACCTCGGGACCACGTTCTCGTGCGTCGGCTTCATCAACCTCGTCGCGGGCGACTACCTCATCATGCGGGTCCGCAACGACAGCGGCGGCAACCTCAACCTCCTGGGCGGGGGCGGCGTCTCCGACCTGACCTCCTTCGGGATGGTGCGCCTCTACGCGCTCTGAGCGATGGCGTCCTACACACTGGTCCAAGTCGACTCGAAGCTGTGGCGGCTGAACCCGCTGGACGCGACCGAGCAGATCGAGATCGCCGTCCCGGCCGGCGTCACCGTCTCGAGCTACCTGCCGGTGCGCGGCTCCGTGCTCAATCGCCGCCTCGTGCTCGTCTACGGCGTCTCGCGCAACATCCAGATCGACGCCAACGTGATCACGCGCCTGTTGCAGCCGCGGGCCCCCAACGCGGCCTGTGTCGCGGCGCTGGGCGCGGCCGGCGTGCTCACGGGCGACTACACCTGGAAGTACACGTTCGCGATCATGGAAGGTGACGTCGTCATCAGTGAGAGCGACCTGAGTGCCGTCAGCAACACGCTCACGACGACGGTCGACCAGGCCAGCCTCACCGGCATCCAAGTCAGCGTCGACCCCGGCGTCAACGCGCGGCGGATCTACCGCACGGCCTCGAGCGGCGGCGACGTCTACTTCCTCACCGCGACCATTTGGGACAACGCCACCACCACCTACACCGACAACGTCACCGACGAAGCGCAGGCGATCTTCCCGGTCGAAGAGAGCCTCGGCCCGGCCTACGGGACCACCGAGGGGACGCGCTTCATGCACATTGCGACGTGGAAGGATCGGCTGTGGGCCGTGCCCGACCTCTACCCCGACCGGATTCACTTTTGCGGCAACCGCGTGCAGTACGGGTGGAATGAGAATTACTACCTCGTCGCGGGCGCCGACGGGGCCGACTTCAGCGGCATCACGGGCCTGGCGCCGCGCAAGAACGAATTGCTCGCCGGCAAGCGGCGCAGCCTGCACAAGATCACGGGCGACGACATCAACGACTTCGGCGTCACCGACATCCCGAGTACCGTCGGCTTTTGGGCGACCGACTCGATTGTGGTCATCCGCGACACCGTCTACTTCTTGGCCGAGGACGGCGTCTACAAGTGGGACGGACGGCTGACCAACCTGAGCATCGACCGCGTCCATACGTGGTTCAACGAGCCCCTGGCGGCCAAGGGCGGCGTGTTCAACCTGAGCCTGCTCGAGCAGTCCTTCGCGCACTACAACCAGAAGCTCGACACCTACGAGTTGTTCCTGTGCTCGACCGACTCGCTCGTGATCGATCGCTGGGTGTCGCTCGACCTCGTCACCGGGGAGTGGCTGGGCCCGCACCGCACCGAGGCGTTCACGCCGACGTGCGCCGAGATCAGTGAGGACAGCACGGCGCGGCAGCGGCCCACCGTGGGCAGCAGCGTCGGCGGCGTGTGGCTGAAGAACCGCAGCACCTTTGCCGACGGGTCCGAGAGCATTGCGCTGCGCGCCATTACCAACGCGATGCACCAGGGCGAACCCGACCTCGAGAAGTTTTGGGGGCAACTCACCATCCACCATCAGGTCGAAGGCACCGGCACCCTGACCATCAAGGCCAGGGTCGGCGACCTCGACGCGCCGCAGGGCGCCGTGTCGGTCGTGTCGATGGACCGCGTCGGCGCCGTCGTGACCGTCGTCACCAACGGCGCCCATCACTTCGGCAGTGGCCAGGCCGTCACCATCGCGGGCGCGACCCCCGAGGTGGAGTACAACGGCATTTGGGAGATCGTGCGGACCTCGAGCACGGCGTTCACGTTCAACATCGGCGCGCTCGTGCCGGCGACCCCGGCCAACGGCACCATCACCGCGACCCTCCCGATCCGCAGTGACCTCGACTGCCCCTTGATCGACTACGACCGGCATCGGCTGGGCCGGCTGGGGACGGGCCGGGTCTGTCAGTTGGAGTTCCTCAACGACGAAGCGGAGCAGAACGTCGAACTGCGCGGCTTTGAGATCGAGCCCGTCAACATCCTGGGGCGGCGATGAGCGGCGGCGTCAACAACGGCGTCCAGAAGGGCAAGTTCCACGTCATCGAGCGCGGGGAGCAGGCCGACGACATCGACGAGTTGTTCGAGGTGCTCTACAAGCGCCTGTTCGAGATCGAAAACTACCTGACCACCAAGGGCGACCTCTTGGTGTACGGCGCCGACGGGTTGCAGCGGCTCCCGGTCGGCACCGACGGCCAGGTGCTCACGGCCGACTCGACGACACACGCGGGCATCAAGTGGGCCGACCCCGAGGGCGGCGGCGCCGCCAATGGCGGCTTGCGCTACTGGCTGAACGGTCGGCCGTGGAGCGTCATTTGATCCGGGTCGTGAGCCTCTCGGCCGAGTCGTACCGCCTCTTGCGCAACGCGGAGGAAGCGGTGCGCCGCGCCAAGGGCGCGCAACACCAGGCCGACGGGCTGCGGGCCCGCTGTGAAGCCAACCTCGAGGACTTGCGCGCGGCGTTCAAGCTCGAGGGCGACGGCCCGCTGACCTTCGACGATACGACCTTCACGGTGACGCATGGCGCTCCTGCACTGCCGCGCTGACGGGAACTGGACGACCGCCGCGACGTGGGGGCTCTGCGATGCCACGGGGTCGGTCGACTCGCAGTCGGGCAACACCGCCCTCACGGTGGCGTTCATCACAAGCGCGACGTTCACGCCCGGGGCGATCACCGTGGACGGGGTTGCCGTCAAGATCGCCAGCCGTGCCCTGAGCCCCAGCGGCACGATCACGGTGCGCTTGGCGACCGGCGGCGTGGCGGTCGCGGGGACCTCGGTCACGATCAACGTCAGCGATATTCCCGACGACGTCGTGGCGCCGTCCAACGGCTACCGCGGGTGCAGCATCGGGTGGTTCATGTTCAAGTTCGGGGCGCCCGTCACGCTGCTCGCGGCGACCCTCTACACCGTGCAGGCCAACACCTCGGTGGCAAGCCAGGTGAACCTGTTCAACAACGGCACGCCGGGCAACCATTCCCGCTTGCTGCGCACGACGACGACGCAGGCGCCCGCGGCCGGCGACTCCATGTTCATCGGCGGCGAGTGGACGGCGGCGGCGACCAAAACAGATCGCAGCGTGGCGCTCGACACCACCACGACGACCGACTTCGGCAGCGCGTCGACCACCTTGGCGAGCCTCGGCGTCTCCAAGGGCGGGACGCTGACGCGGGCCGCGAGCGCGACGGCGTTCCGCCTCTCCGGGTGCGTGAATTTCTGGCTCGAGTCGGCGAACAACCTCCAGGCGACCCCGAGCACGTCGTTCAAATGGGAATTTGACTGCGCGGCCGATGGCGACTTCGGGATCGTGACCTACGCGGGCTTCACGTTCGGCGGCAGCGACCCGTGGGGGACCGGGTTCACACGGACCCGGTTGGCGGCCAACGCGGCGGCGCTGGCGACCTCGCTCACGACCGCCGACAGCACGGGGTGGAAGAACACCAACGTCATCGTGATCAGCGGCACCAAGCGGCTCATCACCGACGCCGAAGAGCGCCCGCTGAACGCCGACGCCATCGGCACGGGCCTCGCGTTCACGACGGGCTTGGTCACGGCCAAGGACGGCAGCGCGGCCGACAAGGTCCAGGCCGACATCATCAACATTTCGCGCAATTGCTGGATGACGGTGGTCACGACGACCGCGACCGCCTACATCAACGTCGTGGCGGGGAACCTCGATTGCGAGTGGGCGCTGTTTGAGTACATCGGCACGGGCACCGCCGGCAAGGCCGGGTTCGATCTCGTCACGGGCGGCACGCATACCTTCGACTTCTGCGCGTTTGCCCGCTGCGAGGACGACCTGTTCTTTCCCGCGGCCTCGAGCACCGGCACCGTCACCCTCACCGATTGCGTGACGTGGGATACCTCGACCACCACGGGCGGCGCTGTCATTGCCGCCGCCAGCGCGAACTCGTACACCTGGACCCTGACGCGCTGCTCGTTGATCGCGGATGGCCGCGCGTCCTCGACGGGGATCTACATCAATGCCGGCGGCGGCAACCTGAGCACCCTGACCATGACGGGGACGCGGATCTCGGGCTTCGCGGGCACCGGCATTGGCTCGTGCCGCCTCGATGGTCCGGTGGAACTGACGATCACCGACTGCGAGCTCTCCAACAACACCGCCGCCAACGGGGCCCTGTTCATCAACGCGGCCAACATCGGGTGTCGCATCACGCGCCTCTGGTCCTGGCGCAACAATGGGCCGGGTGTCGGCATCGTCAACAGCTTCGACCTCGGGTTCGAGGCGTGCGAGTGCTACGGCAACAGCACCATCGGCATGACGTGCGATGACGCCTACGTGCGGGTGCTCGACTGCGTGTTCGCCAACGAGACGGGCTTCGCGCAGACGGTCGGCGTGGAGCACACGGGCGCCGAGAACGGCGCGGGCAATTACCACTACCACGGCTGCGTGTTCAGCCCCATCGGCGGGACGCGCATCGCGGCGACGACCGACATTGCCTTCACCACCACCAACACGCGGTATGCCGTCACGGTGAGTGGCTGCACGTTCGGCGGCGCGACCGACATCAGCACCGCCACCCTCGAGCCCGGCTCCACGCTGGCGATCCAGTCGCGCGACGGCGTGTATGGCGCCCACAGTCACCGGACCTTCGGCTACGGCCAGATCGACTACGAGACGGGCACCGTCGGCGAGACGAGCCCGGCTATGAAGATGACGCCCGAGGCCGCGCTGCGCCTCTTCTCCTCGCAGCCGATGGGGGTCGCGGTCGAGAGCAGCAAGCAGATCACGTTCACCGCCAAGGTCCGCAAGAGTGCGGCCTATAACGGCGCGATGGCGCCCCGGCTCCTGCTCCTCGCCAACGGGTCAATGGGCATCGCCGTGGACGTGGTGTTGGCGTCCCTGACGGCGGCGGCCGACACCTGGGAAACGCTCACCGGGCAGAGCGCCGCGGTCACGGCCGACGGCGTCCTCGAGGTGGTCGTGCAGTGCCAAGGGACCGCAGGCGCGGTCTATGTCGATGACTTCACAGCAGTGAGCACGTAGACTCAGCACGGCTTTCCGAGGTGATCCATGGGCTACACAGGCAACGGCATCCAGCGTCCAGGCTTCGCCGGGTCAGGCTGGGGGGGCACCTATCAGCCCCCGACGGCGCCCCCACTGCGGACCAATCCGATTGGGCAGACGCCGGCTGGCGGCACGACCACCGGAGGGGTCAATCCCGGTGGATTCACCAACGTCGGCGCGAACCCGACGGGCGGCTACGGGCAGGCGCCCGGCACCGCGCCGGTCCCCGGCGTCTCGCCCACCGGTAAGACGTGGGACGTCGACCCAACCGGGATGGCGACCCCCTACACGCCGCAAGCGAATCCGTGGGGCGGCACCGACTGGACGGGCGGCGAAGGCACCAACATCGTCGACCTGAACATGCAGCGCATCATGGCGCTGATGAAGCAGTTCGGCGTGATGGGCGGGCCCCAGCAGCCGATAGGCCGCGAGTCGCCGGGCCCCGCGCCGCCGCGCGAGGTGCCCACCCTCATGGCCGACCGCACCGCCGCGGAGCAGGCCGAGTTCGGCCGCGCCAAGGAACGCATCGGGCAGATCGGCGGCGGTGCGATGGCCGCGCTCAAGGATCGCAGCACGGCGGGCGGGCGCGCGAACAGCGGGCTCGAAGCCAAGGACGCCCGCGAGATCACCGCGCAGACACAGAGCGGCTTGGGCGACGTCGTCCGCGACCAGGCGCTCGACGCGATGGCGCGGCACGACCAGATCGATGACCGCAACCTGGCGGCGGGCCTGACGCAGCGGGGGCAGGACCTCGGGGTGCGGTCGGGCGACTACCAGGGCGCCATCCAGCAGCGCGGGCAGGACTACAACGCGCTCCTGAACCCGTACCAGAACCCGATGCTCTCGAGCATCCCGTCCTTGTTCGGCATGTTCATGCCGAAGAGCTACTGACATGCCAGCCTTCAACCTCCCCGGTGCGTTGCAGGCGTTACAGGGTCGCGCCGATACCTTGCAGTTCGGCGAAGCCTACGACGACCCCACGGCGGGCATGGTCCAACGCTACGCGGAGGACGCGGGTGGCGACTACAACGCCGCCGCGAAAGCCGCGTGGAATCAGCGCGAGAAGAAGCGCGAGCAGAACAACCGCATGGGCGGCATTCCCACCATCAGCGCGGGCACGGGGACGCCGGGCTGGCTGAATCGCGGCGGCGGCAACGACGTGCAGTTGTTGCAGACCGCGATGAAGCTCAAGAACCTCGCCGCGAGTGGCGGCAAGACCCAAGGCAACTATGGCGCCCCGCCCGCGCCCGAAATGACCGGACAGGGCCGGCGCCAACTCCAGGACGTGAGTGCGCAGTCCTACGCGCGCAAGGGGGACGCGCTGGCGAAGGCGCAGCAGGCCGCCGCGGCGGAAGCGGCCCGTGTCCGCGAACAGCAGCGCATCCAGACCGAAGGCGATGCGTGGCTTGCCGAACAGAAGCGGCAGATGATGCTCGCGCAGCAGGCGCAGCCACAGATGTCGGCGGTCGCGCCGGCCGCGCCGACCGCTATGGGAGCGTTGACCGCGCGGAGGTGAGATGGCGAAGCGCCCCGGATTCACGCTGCCCGGCAAAGCCGCTGACGCGGGTCGCATCGGGCACGCCCTCGGGGTGACGCGACAGTGGACCGCAGAGGAAGCCCGCGAGCAAGCGCGGCGCGGCGCCGAACGCCGCTGGGACAGGGAGAAACCTGATGGACGGAATCATCCCGACCGGCGCGGGGAATAGCCGGATCGCCGCGTTGCGTGCGCGCAAGCGGCCCACCGTCGACATCAACGAGTACGGCATCGCCGTCGAAGGCGGCGGCGGGGGCTCGCCGATGCTCACCAACCGGGTCGACAGCATCAGCGACCCTGCCCTCAACGCCATCCAGCAGCGCGGCTTCAGCAGTGGCCGCGAGGCCGCCAGTGAAGCGATGAACGCCGCCGGCCGCACCTACCGCACCAACCGCATCGGGCAGAACCTCGAGCTCGCGCAGGAAGAGCGCCAGATGGATTACGCGCTCGCCGAGGCCGACGCCCTCGAGCAGCAGCGGCGCGGTAACGCCGTGTCGGCGCTCGAGACGCGCGGTAAGGTGGACGTCTACAACGACCCCGACGTGGCGCGCATCCGGCGCAACGAAGAGGCGCAGAAATTGGCGCTGGCGAACGCCGGGCAGCAGGGCGCGGTCGCACGCGCGGAGGCCGACGTCTACGGCGCCGACGCGGACGTGCGCGCGGCGCAACTCGAGGCGGCGGCCCGGATCGAAGCCGAGCGCATCCAGGCGGCGAGCGACGAAGCCTCGCAGCGGCTCGAATCCGGCGGCCGGGGGATCGAGGCGCTCCAGGCGGCGCGGTCGGCCTTACCGGCGATCAAGCCCGCCCAAGACCCGTACCGCTTCCTGCCGGGCCTGGCGATGGCGACCCCGTTCTTGCCCGCGTCGTGGCGCGGGGCGCGGCCCGCGGTAGACCCGGCCGCCGACCAGCGCAAGCGGTACGACGAGGGCATTACGCGCATCACGGAGGGGTTGGGCTTCGGACAGCGCCCCAATGAGCCTGGCACCCTCGACGCCGCCGCGCAGCCCGGCCCCCCGACGGGTCAGGCCGGCGCCGACCCGGCCGCGCGGCAGCGGGAGGCCGTGCGCTTCGCCAAGGTGAAGGCGTTCGCCGACCAGATGGGCATCACGCCCGACCTGGCCGCCAACATTATGCGTAAGCACAAGATGATCGAGTAAGGCACCCCCATGCCGCGACCCTACGTCTCGACCACCCCGGTTCTCGATGCCCTACGCCAGCGCAAGCTCGCGCAGAAGCCCCAGGACATTTGGGACGTGGATGAACTGCTCGCGGAAACCAAGGAGTTCGCGGGCGGCCTGCCGGCCGACCCCGAGCGCACCAACCGCACGCTCGCCGAACTCGAGGCCTCGCAGGCCCGCACCGCCGCGTTCGAGGACGCGCAGCGGTTGCAGCCGAACCGGAACGTCGGCGTCATCGGCGCGCTGGCCGACAGTGCCGCCACGCCGATCCGCATCGCGAGCAGCTTCGGCGGCCCGCTGGCCGGGTTCGGGGGCGAGGCGATTGCGAGTGGCCTCGAGTCCATTGCGTACCTCGACGGCAAGACGATGCCGCCCGGTGCCGGCATCGGGCAGGACATCGGCAAGCTGGGCGCGCGGCTGGGTATCGCGACCGCGTTCGGCGGGCTCAACAACTACGTCGGCCCCTTGTCCAAGCTCGCCGAGCGCACGGGGACCAGCCTGGCGAAGCGGCTTGTCGACACGGCCGGCGAGTGGCTGGCGCCGGCCGCGGTGACTGGTGCCGCGGGTGCGGCCGAAGGCGGCGCGCTCAACGTCGCACAGGGCGCGGTGACACGCGGCATCGAGGGTGGCGACCCGTGGGACCCGACTGGCGTGGCGCTGGACCTCGGCCTGGGGACCGGCATCGGTGGCGCAGCCGGCGCGGCGGTCGGCGCGGTGCCGGCGCTCGCGGCGCGCAGCCAGCGGCTCAAGGGCGAAGCCGACACGGTGCTCCGTCAGCAGATCGACGCTTTCAAGGCCGCGCAGCCGCCCGAAAAGACGCCGTATTGGGCCGAGCGCGAGATGGAGTCGTGGCAGCGCAACCAGGCCAACATGGGCGACAACATCAACCGTCAGCCCAACGGCGGCACGATCCGCGGCCCGGCGCCGCGCTCGCGGCATCCCGCGCCCGGCATCAACGCCTACGAGAACGTCCCGCCGACGGCACCGAACCCGCTGACGCAGCCACCGCCTGTGGGCCCGTACCCGCTCGCGCAGCCCCCGCCCGAAGGCCCGTTCCCGATGTACGGACCCGAGCCCCCCGTGGGCCCGCCCGAACTGCCCGCCGGCCGCTACCCGGCCGGGAGTCCCGTGGCCGAGGGCGCCGAGCCCTTCACGCCGCCGCCGGCCTACCCGACGCTCGAGGAACTGCTGGGCCAAGCGGACCCGATGCAGGCCGACGTGCAGCGGATGGCGCTCGAGCAGGGCCCGCAGACCGACGTCAGCTTCGAGCCCGGCCCACCGCTCACCGCGGGCGGGCCCGGCCCGTTCAGCGTGGACGTGCCGCTGAAGGTCGCCAAGCAACTCAACCTCGCGGGCGGCAACTTCGGTGCCCCGCTCAAGGTGTCGTCGGACGGCACGACCGTCACGATCCGGTTCCAAGGCACCAAGGACCCGTTCACGTTGCCCGTGGACCGCTTCTATGAGGCGTTCCCCGACTTGGCCGCCGCCGTGGCGCCGCCGATGCGGAAGCCGCAACCAGGGCCCGACCAGATGGTTCTCGGCCGTCGACCGGCACCGGAGGTGGAATCCTCCACCGGCCTCACACAGCCACCAGAGGCGGCGGCGGCCGAGCCCCTGCCCGGCGACGAGTTCACGCCGCCCGAGTTCCCGCCCTCGCAGATCACGACGGGCGCGGCCGACGAGGACCCGCTGATGCGCGAGCTACTCGGCCAGGTCGGCGAGGAACGGCGCGCGGGCATCCCGCAGCCCGGCGAGACGGTCAACGTCATGGGCCGCGAGATGATGTGGACCGGCACGCAGTGGGTGCCCACGCGCGCAGGCGGCGACGGCGGCGGCCTGCCGCCCGGTGGTGGTGGCGAGGGCGGCGGTGTCCCACCAGGCGGCGGTCCCCCCGAGCCCGTGGCGCCGAGTGGCGAGGGCGGCGGGGGTCGCACGGTCGATCCGACGACCGACCCGACGATCCGCCTCGGCAACACGATGGCGAAGCTCCAGCGTGAGCACGGCGCCGACGCCTTCCGCGAACTCGCCCGGTTGCAGCAGTCGGGCGAACTGTCGGCGTACATGGCCGTCGCCGACATCGAAGCGCGCCAGGGACGCGCCGCGCCGGCCGAGGGCCTGGGCGAAGGCCCGCTCGCCCGCGACCTCGACGCCGCGCAGGGCGGCGCCGCGCCCGAGGACGACATCGAAGCGATGCTGCGCCAGGCCGACGAGCAGGACGCCGCCGCCACTGGCGGGGGCACCGTCGCGCCGCGCGGCCCCGTGGACCTCAAGCCCGGCGAGCGCCGGCTGCGGCATTCGTCGTACCGGCCGTTCGACACGTTCAGCCGCGAGGCGGGCGCGAGTGCTGGCCGCAACGACATCGGCCACTGGTTCACCGATAGCGACACGGCGCACTTCGGGCCCATCGACTACGACGCCGCGGTCACGCTCGAGAACCCCTACCACGTCGGCACGCGCGAGAAGCTGGCCGCAGAGATTGACGCGGCGGGCGGCGCCGAGGCCTACGTGCGCAAGATGCAGGAGGCCGGGCACGACGGCGTCACGCTCACCGAGATCGGGCCCGACGGGACGCCCCTCAACTCGTTTGTCCCGTTCGGGGACGAGCAGGCGCGGATACTGAACCGCACCATGCGCGACCAGGCGGGCTTCGATCAGTTCGCCTCGCCCGAGCAGAAAGCCGCGTGGGAGGCCGGGCAGCAGCCCAAGGCCGAGGGTGAGCCCCCGCCTGCCGTGGCGCCTATGGACGCCGCCGAGGCCGCGGGCGACACCAAGGCGGCCCACGACGCGAAGGTGGCGCGCGACGAGATTGACGAGTTGCTCAACCCGACCCCGCCCGCCACCACGGGGGTCAAGATCCCGGTCACGAAGTGGGCACTGACCGTCTCGAGCCAGTCCGACCGCTTCGACTCGATCCTCAAGGCGCGCGGGGAATCTGGCAGCGTCAGCGAGGCCGACGCCGCGACGTTCTTCGCGCGGATTCGCAAGCTCGCCAACAACGACCCGGCGCAAATCTCGAAGCTGTTGGACCAGTACAACAGCAAGGGCAAGATCGAGGGGTTGGGCACGCCCGTGCCCGAGGTACGTTCCGGCACGCCCGAGGACCTCGTCACGACGCCGCAGGCGAAGCCGACCACACCCGACGAAGCCGACACGCTCATCACGCCGGGCGACCAGCGAAGCGATTTGCTCGCGCTCCTCCGTGACGTGGACGAGGCGGCGGCCGACAACATGGCAAGCGCCACCCCCCTTGAGGGGCGGGCCGACACCTTGGAGGGCGAGCGCGAGCGCCTCGCGTACTTCTTCCTTCAGGGTCGCGGGCATGACGCCGACATCGAGTTGATCCGAACGGTGCTGCGTGAGCACCCGCCAGGATCGGCCGCGGCCACCGCCGCCGCGCTGAACCCGCAGGACTTTGACGCCAAAGCCAATGCCGCCATCCGGCAGGAGCATATGTGGGTCCGCAAGCTCGTGGGTCAGGTCCGCGAGCGCGGCCTGACGCCGCAGCAGGGGGAACAATTCATCGCTGAACAGATCGCCGAGCGGATGGCCGCCGACCCCGAGGCCGCGGACGAGTGGCTGGAAGAAGCACTGTCGACGCTGGGTGACGACGTCGCCGAGCGGATTATGACGCGCGCCGCCGACCTCGCCGAGCAGCGGGCGCGCGGGCAACTGCGACAGGAGGGCCGCGTCACGGCGCAGGCGGCCATTGCGGATGAAGCCGACGCGCTCGTCACGCCGACGCCCGAGACGCCGACCGCCGCACCCGAGACGAAAGCGCCCGCGCCCGAGACGAAAGCCAACCTCCCCGAAGCCGAGGGCATCACGCTCGCCGAGGGCGACACCCCCGGCACCATCAACCAGGCCGGCAAGTTCACGCCGTTGGGCGACGACTGGCGCAGCCACGATCCGGCGGCCAACAAGAACCTCGTCATCCGCAAGGCCGACGGCACCTATCAGGTCGTGAAGAACAACGGCGGCAAGACGCCGAAGAAGTGGAACAAGGACCTCGCCAGCATCCGCGACAACGAGCGCGTAGCGCGGGAAGCCAAGGCCAAAGCCAAGGCCGACGAAGTGGCCGCCAAGAAAGCCGAGGCCGAGGCCCGTTCCGCCGCCGCCACAGCCCGCCGGGAGGCCGCCGCCGCCAAGGCCAAGGCCGCAGGCGAGCCCCCACCGCCGCCCGAGCCAGTGGAGCCCGCAGAGCCCGCCGCGCCCGAGACGCCGGCCGCTGGCGCGGAGCACGGGCCGACGCGCCCGCCCGTCGTGGACGTCGGCACGTTCAACGGTCTGCCCTCCGTCGGCGCGACGTTCGAGCGGTCCCCGTCCAAGGCGATCCGCGAGGTGCTCACCAAGCACGGCTTCAAGGCGTCTTGGGCGAAGGGGGCCAAAGATCCGCGCTGGAAGAAAGACGTCCCCGAGGGCAGCACGTACACGACCGACGACGTCAAGGAGACGCTCGCGGCCATCCTCCGCGGCGAGGACCCGCCGCCGTTGCAGGACAAGCCCGCCGCGCCGAAGGCGACGCGCAAGGCGGCCGGGTCGGCGCCGACGGCGAAAGCGCCCGGCGAGTGGGCGCCGCCAGCCGGCGAGACGACGCTACTCGACCGGCCACTCGACCCCGACCCCGCGGTGCGCGAACAGCGGCGCGCGGTGTTGCGGAGCCTCGGTTGGACGCAAGGCAAGGTCGGGAACAATCGGTCCTGGCACGCACCGGCTGGACCCAGCGGGCCGGGGGTGCCGCCGGCAAACCCTCCGCAGGCGGGGGCGCCCTCGGGGCCCTCCGCAAACGTCGCAAGCCCGAGTAGCACGCCCTCGACCAACCCGCCAGGGCGCACAGAGATTCGGATCGCGGCCGACAAGATCAAGATCGACCCCGACGCCTACCAGTTCAAGGGCGGCACGGACGAGCGCGGCCGCACGTCGAAGCTCAAGGGTGTCGAAGAGTGGGACGTCGACTCAGGCATGGCCGAGCGCGTCATCCTGCACAAGCGCCTCGACGGTTCCTACTACGTGGTCGACGGGCATCAGCGCGTCGGCCTGGCGCAAGACCTCTTGGCCCAAGGCAAGGAGGTGCCCGACCTCTACGCCGTCGTGTGGGATGAGGCCGCAGGCGTCACCGTGGCCGACGCGCGCCGCGGCGGCGCCATGCGCAACTTGGTCAGCGGCACCACCGACCCCGTCGACATCGCGCGGGTGCTGCGCAGTGGCGAGTTCACGCCCTCTGAGCAGCGACGGGTCGGGAAGATCGAAGCCGACAGCGGCGAGAAGTTCCGGCAGGGTCGCGACCTCGCGGCGCTCGAGGACGCCGCGTTCGCACACCTGTTGGACATGGAGGAGCTCGACCCAAAGTTCGCGCGCCTAGTGAGCCAGTACAAGGGCGCCGAACTGCAAGAAGCCTTGCTCGACCTGTTGGGGCGCAACCGCGACCTCCCCAATATCAGCGCGGCCAAGAGCCTCTTGGCGAAGGGGGCCGCGCAACTCACGGAGGAAACCCAAGGCGACATCTTCGGCAAGCTGACGCGCACGGCCAACGCCGAAGCGATGGTCAAGTTCGAGCAGTCGATCCTCTCGGTGTTCAAGAAGAACCGTCGCACGTTCGGCGGGGGCGCGAAGAACGCCGAGGTGTTGCAGACAGCCGGCGACACGAAGATCGACAAAGCGGCGATGGCGAAGATCGGCTACGAGGCGCGACGGGCCGAGGAACTCTTCGACAAGTTCGTCAACGCGCAGGGCTCGCACACGATGCGGGCACTCAAGGAGGCCTTCGATGAGCACCAAGCCGGAAGTCTCAGCCTCGGCAAAGCGGCCGACCGGGTGGCGGAAGCCCTTGAAGCCGATGTCCGCGGCGGGCCAGGGCCCGGTGGACCGGGTGCTGGACCAACTGGAGGAGAGGGACCGGGCGCAGGCGGCGAAGAAGGCCCGAGCCTCTTCGGCGGCGACGAAGGCGGGAGCGGCACCGCGGACGAGTGGAGCGAAGCCGATCCGGCTGGAGGACTCTTCGACGACCGAGCCGTAGACGCGGGCCGCAAGGAAGCCACCGCGACCGACAACGTCAACGCCACCATCGACGACAAGGCCAAGGCGGTCGTCGCCAGTGCGCGGCGCCTGATGAAGAAGCTGGGCGACGAGCGCGGCAGTCTCCCGCTGGACCTGGGCGATGCCAACGACGGCTTGCCGGCGCTCGAGGCCACGTACAAGCGCAACCCCGGCGCGGTGCTGACCGCGTTGCGCACGGCCGGCGGCGGCCTGCTGGGCGCCATGACGGCCGGCGAGGACGACGAGAACCTCCTCGACAACATTCTCATCGGCGCCGCGGCCGGCTACGCCTCGAAAGGCGCGTGGCAGTTCAGCAAGGCCGCCATCAAGGCCGCGCCGACGCTGACCAAGCACCTCACCGACACCATCAACACGGGCCGCTTGATCGTCAACGGCACGTACAAGCCGATCCCGCAAGTGCGGCAGGCGCCCGACCGGATGAAGGACATCGGCGGGGTCGCGATGAAGTTCTGGTCCCCCGACAAGGTGATCCCCGACGTGTGGAAGCACATCGAGCCGATCATGCGGGACCTCTACGACCTCGAGGGCAAGGAGACGATGACGCCGTTCCAGCGGCGCCTCGCGCGGCGGCAGAAGGTCGACGAGGCGCTCGCCCACCTCGACGCCGAGGGCCAGCGATCGCGTGACCTCGGGCATCATCGCCGGCTGAAGTACGTCGAGGAACTGAAGAACGAGTTGACCAACAAGCCGACGTGGATCGAGGACCAAATCCGCGACCTCACGAGCGGCAAGATCACGCGCAAACAGGTCCAGCAGGGCAACGCCATCGTCACCAATGCCATCTACCACCAGCTCCTCGGCTGGGGCATCGACTCGGGCTTGGCGAACATGACGCAGGCGTTGATGAACATCCCGCAGATCGGGGTCGAGAGCACGGTCGCGGGCATCATCAAGGCCTACTCGAAAGAGGGCCGCCAGGAGCTCAAGTTCCTCGACCTGGCGCGGCGGCAGATGGGGCACGACTCGGCCGTCGAGGCGCAGTTTCACCCGTGGGTCGAGAAGTACCTCGAGTATTCGCAGACGCCGATGCGGTGGTCCGACTCGGCCAACCGGCGGGCGACGTGGGCCGGCGCGCAGCACTACGCGAAGAAGCACGGGCTGTCGCCGGAAGCGGCCGACGACTTCGCGCGGCAACTGGTCGGGCAGACGCAGGGCATCGCGGGCGACCTCGGCAACAACCCCTTCCACCGGCATTGGGGCCCACTCAAGGTCTTTACCAAGTACCCGTTCGTGTGGGCGTCCATGCTCGAGGACGTGGCCCGGCACCCCGACCCGCGCGTGAAGATGCGGTTCCTGGCGATGGCGACCGGCATCTATGCCGCCAGTGCGATCAGTGGCATCGAGTGGATGAACTTCTTCTGGCCGCGCATGGGCGGCCTGCCGGGACCCTCGGCCGCCTACGACGTCCTCGAGCACGGCTTCGGCGCCGCGGAGCACGACTTCGAGGAGCACTTCGAGCCCGGCGGCACCGAGGATCGCGTCCTGCCGCGCTACATCAGCAAGGCCGGCAGTGTCCTCCAGCGCACCGCTGAGCAGGGCGGCACGCACCAGATCATCGGCCGCAAGGGCGAGGTACTCCGCGACATCAGCGCCGAAGAGGATCTCCTGTCGCTGCTGGGCATCGAGACGACGGCGCGCGAGGCCACGCGCAAACAGGAAAGCGAGATGTACGAGTTCTCCCAGGAGGCCAAGCGCGAAGAGAGCATTCTGTCGCGCAGACGTCGGCGCCGTGCCGGCGTGGCGCTCGCCCGTGGCGACACCGAGGGCGCACGGACGGCGCTCGAGGCGCTCTCCAGTCGGCAGCGGAAGGCCTACGAGGCGGGCCGGCGGCTGTCGCCGCGGGAACGGGCCCGGCGGCTGACCCCCCTGGCGCGGCGCGCGGAGTTCGACGCGCAGTTCGAGGACCAATGACCGGCGCGCTCGAATTAGTGCGCAAACTCGACGTGTTACTGGACCCGTGGTCCCTGCTGCTGGAGCCCGCACGGGAGCTTCAGCGGATGGGGTGGTTCGTGCTCGTGCCGCCGTTCCTGGGGGCGTCCGTGGTGGGTCTGACACTGAGCAGTGTGGAACTCGGCCTGTTGTTTGTGGCGATCATGGTCCCGCTGGCCGCTTTCTTTTATTGGTCCATTTCTAACCTTAGACGGGTGCGCCGCACCCTGCATGAGATCAACAATACGTTGCAGGTGATCGTGGGCCGCGACCCCGAGGTGATGAAACGGGTGCAGGATGCCCACCGGCAGCGACTCACCAACCGCTTCAAGTAACGCTCCCCCCATGCCACACGCGCTGGGCGACCGCTTGGTGGCGCTCTTCGACCAAGTGTGGCCGCACCTGGCCGCGTGGGGCCTGGCGGCGCTGATCGCGTTCTTCGCCGTGCGCGAACGGCTGACGATGATGGAGCGCGATGGCGCCGCGCTGCTCGCCCGCATCGAGAAGCTCGAGCAGGCGCAGCGCGAGACGGAGCACGAGGTGGGCGGCATCCGCGTGGACACGACGCGCATCCGCACACTGGTCGAGGTGATGGCGAAGGAGTCGGACGAGCGGCGGGCCGACGAGCGGGCCCGCTACCGGGCGCAGGAGCCACGATGACGGACACGGTCGGGATTGAGGCACGGCTGGCGCGGCTCGAGGCGCAGATCGCCGCCGGCCTGTCGGGCATCGGGACCTTGGCGACGATGCTGGGCGACCTGAAGCTGCTCATCGCGACGGTGCAGGACGAGCAAACCAAGCGACTGTTCGGCACCGATGGCACGGGCGACCCAGGGATCGCGGAAGAAGTGATCGAGCGCCTGCAACGGCTGGAGCCAGCCGAGTGCATTGGCGCGTTGGAAGGGTGCCGCGTTGTCTCTCCACTCCGTCGGAAGTAGTCTCGCTGTGCATGAGTTGACCGAGCGCCCGGTCGGCGACGTCGTGCGCGCGGCGGTGATCCCTGTCCCCGGCACGCACGGCGACGATGGGTGTCCGACCGGCCTGTGGTGGCAGTCGGGCTCGCCGCTGATGCGCGTGCTCACCAACGCGGGCCTGTACCACCTGAACGAGCATCGGCCGTTCACATGGTCGTGCGACCTGAACGGCCATCGGTTCTGGCGGCACTGGCTGGGCCTGAACGACCCGCACCGCGACTGGATCGCGGGCGGCTACGCGCTCTCGTACTACCTGTGGCCCGTGCACCAAGAGGCCGACGAGTACGTGGCCGTCCGCGAGCGCAACATCCTGGCGCACAGCCACGGCGGCCAGGTCGTGTTCTACGCGGCGGCCTACGGCGGGCTCCGCATCAATCGGTTGCTGACGGTGGGCACGCCGATCCGGCGGGACATGCAGGCGGTGATCGAGAAGGCGCGACCCAACATCCGCCAGTGGTTGCATGTCCGCGGCGACGATGACGCCATCGCGTTGTTCGGCGGCATCGGCGACGGGCGCGCGTCCTTCAGTCGGGACTTCGAGCAGGACCCGTCGCGCGGGCCCGACTGGACCGACATCGTCCCTGGGGTCGGGCACTCGGGCGTGCTGCACGACCCGACGATGTTCTATCGGTGGCATCACTGCGCGTGGATCGATTTTTTGAAAAACGGTTGGTAACTCGTCACGAAAGGAAGTGCGAATGTGATCACCCCACCCCTGCGCCGCGCGGTCCTCGCGCTGGCGGTCCTGACCCTCCCGGCCCTCGCGCTCGCGCAGGAACCGGCGCCGCAAATCTGCTTCACGACCATGCAGGGCCCGTTCACGGTGACGAGCGGCTCGCCGTTCACGGTGCAGTGGATCATGGCCGACACGGTGGCCGAGAACAACACGACGGTGCCGACCCGCATCGAAGGGTTCTACCTGCAAATCGACGGCGGCGAAAAGTTCGACATCGGCAAGGCGACCGCGCTCACGACGTGCCCGAGCACGAGCACCGTCTACCCGAACGACTTGCCGTTCTCGTTTCGCACGACGAGCGGCGTGGCGCGCGGCCAGCACACGTTGAAGATCAGCGCGTGGAATTTCGTCCTCGACTCGGCCGGCGATCCGACGACCACCAAGCAAGAGAGCGTGGTCGCGTCTATCCCTTTCGTCGCCGGTGATCCGATTCAGTATGGCCCTCCGGTGTCACCGACCAATGTGGTCATCATCAAGTAGCCTCGCGCTGCTGCTCCTGTTCCAAGCGCCGGTCACGGGGACGGCGCTATGGGACATGGACGCGGCCTCGCCGTCGGACGCGATGGCGTGGCGGTACACGCTGTACATCGCGGGCGTGCCGACCCCGTTGACCGGCGTGGTCTGCACAGGCGCGGCGCCGCTGGTCCAGTGCGAGGCGCCCGCGCCGATTCCGACCGCGCCGGGGACCTATGTGATGACGCTGACGGCGACCGACGCGCAAAACCGCGAGTCGGGCCACTCCGCGCCGTACACCTACACGCCGACGACGACCGGCGTGCCGACGATGTGGGGCCCGATCAACGTGCTGATTACCCCCGGCCCCCCTGTTCGATAAACTCGTAACCAGGAGACGACGCAATGCGACAGATCGGCATCAACGAAGCCTTCGACATCATCGAGGATGTCTACCACGTCAACGGCTGGAAGCCTGACGACAAGAGCACGCGCGAGCAGCGCAACCAGTGGCTCGCCTCGGGCTTGGCGTGCGTGGTGTACGGGCACACGAGATTCAACCCCGGTGGGCCCGATCCGCGCTGGTATTTGAAGAGCGCAGGCGGGGGCCGTCCACAGTCCGACGACGTGATCGTGCTGATGCCCTTGCGCACCTATTGGGACATCATCGGCAGCGCGGGCGGGGCCAACTGGAAGTTCGCGATCTCCAGCCACAGTGAACCCTTGCCGGCCGAGCAGGAGGTGTTCTTGCCGCAGCAGAGCGACCTCCCGCCAGGCGGGGGCCCGATTGATCCCGACCCCGGTCCCGACCCCGACCCCGGGCCCGTGCCGCCCGACCCGGTGACGCCGCCGCACAACGACGCGGCCTTTGTCGTCATCAATCAGAAGTTGGATCGCATCCTCGAGATGCTCGCCGAGGCGCGCGACCAACAGGCCGCCGACACCGACCAGATCGGGACGTGGATGGTCGAGCAGTCCAAGGGCGTCGTCGCCGCCATCACGAACGAACTCCAGGGCACATGCCGCTACGGGCGCCGCGAGGCCGAGGGGCCCGAACCGACACCGACGGAGGGCTAAGGCCGACTCCAGTTTTGAAGCGAAAACAGATCGATTTTCGTTTCTAAACCGGCGCACCGGGGGCCCCCTTCGGTGCGCCGTTTTCATTTGACACGAAGTGACACGAAACGGTACGCTCTCAGCCGCCCCACTTGCGGGGCGCATCTACCAGGGAGAGCAGCTTGGCGAAGCACAACATCGACGCGATTGCGCACGTCTGTTACGCCGCCGACGAGGCGCACACGAACCCCGAGGCGCCGCCGTGCGCGTGGGGGGAGTTGGACGAGCAGATCCAGCGGCACTGGAAAACGCTCGTGCTGCACGCGATCCACGACGAGGACCCGCCGAGCGTGAACGGCAGTGAGGCGCCCTCCCGGCGCGACCGCCTGTTCGCGGACGTCGTGAAGGCGCTGACGGTGCGACTGTGATGGCAACCAACGACGTCCAGATGCCCAAGGTCGGCGGGCTGCTCGAGACGGTGGAGTTGCAGGGGCGCGTGATCAACGCGCTCGCGCGCTACGTCAACGAGCAAGCCGCGTTCTACGACCAGCGGTTCCGGTCCCTCGAGCAGCACATCTTCGGCAACCAGCCAGCGCCCACCTTCCCGACGTTCGAGGACTGGATGCAGAGCACCAACGGGATCAGCAACCAAGGGCACGCCGACTTCCGCGTGAAGCCCGATCCCCGCAGTGACGACCCGATGGCGCACGCGCAGGACAAAGGGTGGTTGGGCCTGGGCGCCCAAATACCCAACTTCCGAGGTTGATATATGGCAAAGCAGACGCGCACGGAAAAGCGGGTGCTGCGGGCAAAGAAGGTGGGGGAGGCGCTCGCGGTGTTCCGCGAGCGCCACCGGCTCACGTTCGAGGGCATCGAAGCGATGCTCTTTCACGCCGGCCACCGGGTGAGTCTCAGCACGATCAAGCGGCTCGTGTTGAGCACGCACACGCCGCACGCCACGACGCTGGCGCAGATCGAGGTGTTCCTGAAGAACCACGGGGCGCCCGCGCAGATCGCCACCGTGCGCGGGAAGCACAAGGGCGTGAAACCACGGAGGGGCACATGGGCTTCTGGTACGCGGTAGGCCACCTCGGGCTGCTGTTCGGGGTGCCCATCGTCGACTTCGCGCGGCACCGTCTCGAGCGCAAGGCGCAGGCGGCGCTCGCGCAAGCTGAACGGCTCGATACGTGGGCGCGCTACGGCTGGTGGAACGGGAGGGGGAAGCGTGCCGCGGTCAAGAGGTAAGACGCCGATCCGGCCGACGATCTACGTGCAACTGCTCCAGCGGGACATGCAGACGGGCAAGCCGCGGTTTGTGAAGGGCAGCACGATCACGGTGTTGCAGATGAGTGCCAGGCAGGTGTACGGGGTGATTAACGAGGCGTTGCGGCAGGAAGCCTGCCGCTTACGCGACGAGATGCATCGTCAGGAGGACGATCACGATGACAACAGCGAACCTGCAAGTGGAACTGTTTGACGAGCGCGACGAGTGGATCAAGGCGCGGAGCCTGGGCCTCGGCAGCAGCGATGCGCCGGTCATCCTCGGGCTGAGCAAGTGGAAGAGCCCGCTGTCGCTGTACTACGAGAAGCGCGGGATGCGGGAGCAGACCCGCGGGGAAACCGAGTTCATGGAGTGGGGCCTGGCGCTCGAGCCCGCGATCATCCGCGGCTACGAGCGCATCACGGCGCGCGACGTCGCCAAGCCGAGCGAGTTGTTCCCGGCCGTACAGGATAGGACCGGCGTGGCGCATCGCTTCACGTTGGCGCGCGACCCCGACCTGTCCTTCCTCGTCGCCTCACCGGACGCCACGATCTTGCCGGTGCGGATCGATCCACTGACGGGCGTGGCCGAGGACGGTCCCGTGCCGCCGCCGCCCGTGCTGGGCGCGCTTGGCATCCTCGAGGTGAAGAACGTCGATGTCAGCAAGGGTCGGCTGTGGGACGACGCGCAGGAGCCGCCCGTCGAGTACCTCGTGCAGTTGCAGCATCAGTTGATGGTGACGGGGTTGCGCTGGGGTTCGATTGCGGCGCTGGTCGGCGGCAACCGCTTCCTGTGGGCCGACGTGGCGCGCGACGAAGAGTTGATCGCGATGATGCGGACGCTGGAGATCGAGTTCTGGAAGGGCGTCCTGAACGAGCAGCCGCCCCCGGTCGATGGCAGCGAGAGCACCAAGGCGTTGCTCGCGCGGCTGTACCCCAAGGACACGGGCGAAGAGGTCGTCTTGCCGGCCGAAGCGCGCGAGTGGGATCGGCAGCGCGTCGATGCGATGGTCACGATCAACGCCGCGAAAGAAATGCAGCAGGAGGCCGAGAACAAGATCCGCGCGGCCATCGGGGACGCGACGATGGGGACGATCAGCGACGGGCTGAAGTACTCCTGGCGCTTCCAGACGCGCAAGGCGCACTTCGTGAAGGAGAGCGAGTTCCGCGTGCTGCGCCGCCACGGTGGCAAGGGTGACGACTGAGCATCGGCGGCGCGTGGAGCGGGCGTCCGTGGCCGATGTCGACGGCCTGTTGTTCCCACTGGAGGGGGTCGACGTGCAGTCGTGGCGCGACGGGCGCGCGTTGCTCGACATGTTCTGGAACTTCTACGCGCCGCACATTCAGGAGCACGACCACGGGCGGGCCCTGCGGGCCCTGGTGCGGGGGACCCCGCGCGGGATGCGCGAGTTCGACAACGTGACGGCGTTCAAGGCGCGGATGCGGGAGGTGTTCGATCCGTTCCTGCAAGTCGGGAAGCGGGCGCGCAGCAGGGACGGCGAGTGCGTCTACTGCGGGCGCCCGAAGGAACAGGACCGCTGCAACGGGTGCGGCGCGTGGCATTCACAAGGGGTGACGACATGATGCGACAGCGGACGATCAAGGAACAACTCGCCTACGGGATCGCCAACGACCACCTGTCGGGGCGCGAGGAAGGCTTCAAGCACTGGATGCAGTTCTACCGCACGCTCTCGGTCGAAGCGGTGGCCCGCGTCGAGGCGCTTGAGGAACACTTGCGGGTGCTCGCAAAGTCACTCCACAGCGGCGACGACGCCCCGCAAGCCCTTGAGGACAGCATCTACGAGATGCTCGCGCCGCCGCCCGCCGTGGCGACGGTGTCGCGCATCATCCGCCAGGACGATGCGGCCTACGATGCGCTGTCGGAGTCGCAGAAGCGCCGCGCCCGGCTGGGCGGCATGACCATCGAAGTCCCGCGGAGCGAGGGGTGACGGTGCCGGGGATGCGGATCTACTGGCAACTGCGCGGCGCGCACGTGCACTGCCGCGTGTTCCTGAACGGCAAGGCGGGCGATCTCGTGTTCGCCGAGCGGGAATGGCCGACCGTGCGCGAGGCGCTCGAGCAGATCGCTATCGTGCTGCCCGAGGCCGAGGACGGTGGGTTCTGATTGCGCCAAAGGAGGCGACATGGATTTGCTGATGCTGGTGATCGTTCTCGCGGTGGTGGGGTTCTTGGTCTACCTGCTCACGACGAAGGTGCCGATGCCGCCAGGGTGGGCGACCGCTATTCAGGTGCTCGCGTTGGTCGTCATCGTGTTGTTCATCCTGACGCGCTTCGTGAACCTGCCAAACGTGCTGCCAGGACGCTAGGAGGAGCCATGCCACTCAAGAAGGGGTCAAGCAAGCAGACGGTCGCGCAGAACATCCGCCAGTTGCAGCACGAGGGCTACCCGCAGAAACAGGCGGTGGCGATCTCGATGGACAAGGCGGGCAAGGGGAAACCGAGCAAGAAGAAGGGGTGACGATTGGAGCACGACGAGCGGTACGAGGTGCGCAATCCCGAGATCGAGCGGGCCTTGCGCACCATCGCCACGATGATCGACGAGGCCGCACCGGAGGGTTGGGGGTGGGGGCTCTTCATGGTGAAGTTCGGCGACATTCCCAAGGACCAAGGCGGCGCGGTGTTTTGGATTTCTAACAGCGAGCGCGCCGGCATGATCGACGCGGTCAAGGGGTGGATCGAGGACGTAGAAAAACGGACGAAGGGGTGAACGATGAAGAGTGAAACGTACAACTTGCTTGTGAACATCGGGCGCGCAGACATCGACGCGCACCTCGAGCTCGAACTGAACGCAGCCGGCGTGCCGAGCTACATGCACGAGGGGCTGTGCATGTACCTGCGCTACGGCATCCGGCCGGGGAGCTTCCTCGTGACGGTGCTCGAGAACGACCTGATGGGCGCCGTCCGCAACGGCGATCTGACCAATCAGGCCGCGCTCGCCTGCTACGCGATCTTCCTGGCGCAGATGCCGCACCTCTGCTACGGCTCGCCCGACAAGGTGCGGGAGTGGTTGATCCGGGGGAGTGAAACGGCCGCGGCGGCTCGCCTGGCGGCGCCCCCTGTGACCGATGCGGAGTGGTCGTGAACGGCGAGCCCGTGCGCGATGCGGCGTATTGGCGCGAGTGCTGGGGCGCCGCGGTGGCGAAGTACGCGGCGTGCGAGGGGGAGAAGCTCGCGCTCGAACAAGAGAACACAAAGCGCGAGGCGCTCCTGTGGGAAGGGGTGTCGCGCGAGCAGGCGCTACGGGCCCGCATCCTCGAGCTCGAGGCGCTTGACCGCGAGCGCCTCGGATTCATCAAGGCCGCCGCGGAGGCGACCGTGCGGGCGATCCAGGCCGAAGAACGCATCGGCGAACTAGAAGCCCGCATTGCGGAACTAGAGCCAATGGCAACCGGGGAGTATTTCAAGCAGGGCGTCTCGCGGATGCAGTTGGAGGTGGAGAAAGCGAAGGTCGCTCTCGAACAGGCCGAGGCCGAACTGCGCGGCATTGACGCCGTGCTGGCTCGACGTCCCGCGCTGGACAAGCCGACGCGGCGCGAGAACATCGAGCATGCCATCACCACAGCGGCCCGCGCTGAACAAGCCGAGGCCGAGAACGCGCGGCTGCGGGCGGCGCTGGAGGCGGCTACGCAGTACGTCAGGGACGACCGTCCCTACCACACATGCGGCATCGTCAGCGACTACGACGACGGCATGGGTGAGGAGGCGTGCGCGGGGTGCTACTGCGACAAGACCCTAAACCACATCGACGCCGCGCTCGCGCCCACACCGGAAGGGGCCACGCCATGATTGTGCAATACCACGCCGCCGCTGAGGCGCATGCCGCCGACCACGTCGCACGGCTCCAGGCGGAACTGGACGCCGCGCAGACACGGCTCGCGAATATCCGTGACTACCGCTGGGGCGACATCAATGCGGCCGTCGACATGACGGCCCGCGCCGAACAGGCCGAGCGGGAACGGGACGAGTTGATTGAGGAGAATCGACGGCTGCGGGAGGCGCTGGAGGACTTCGCTGAACGTGATTGCGAGTACGGCGACAACTGTCCGACGTTTGGCACCCGTCACGGGACATGCACGGGATGCAAGGCAAGAGCCGCCCTCGCCGGCATGAAGGAGGGGCAGAAATGACCCCGGAGCAGATGGCGCGACTTGTTGCCGGTGACTTCGATTGCCACGACTACGTGGAGATCAACGTCGGCGGGACCGGGCCGAACGAGGCCGACTTCGAGACGCTGGATACGCCGGGTGTGGTGATCCGCGGACTCGCTACCGAACTCATCACCCTCCAGCAGGAGAAGGCCGCGCTCTTGGCCGAACGAGATAGCGCCCGCAATGTGTGTCTTGAGTGGGACACGCTGCGGCTGGAGCAAGAAGTGAAGGAGAAGGACGAGGTGATTTGGGCGTGTCGGGCCGATGGCGCGGATCTGCTCGCCGACAATAGGCGGCTGCGGGAGGCGTTGGAGGAACTACTAAAACTCCCGCGGCGCGAAGAATGGATCGGGGGGCAGCGGGCGCACTACATCAACGTGGACCCGGCGACATTCATCATCGACGCCGCCCTCGCCGCTACGCCACGCTGCGGGGACCGTGACCGCTACTCGCCGCGCGTCTGCCGTCTCCCGGCGGGCCATGCCGGCGACCATGAGGACCCGACGTTTGTGGACGTGGGCGCCGCGCCGACGGTCCTGATGGACCCCGACGACTGCGCCAAGACCCGGCACGGCACGGTGCGCTGCGACCGCTGCGGCCAAGAGTGGGACGCGGCGCGATGATCTGCGCACGGTGCGGGCATCCCGATCATTGGCATCGCCACGACGACGAGGCGTGCGTGTCGACGCATCCGCAACCGTGCTCACCGGACCTCGCGCCGTTCAGGTGCCTCGGCTACGACTGTGACCGGGAAGGATTCTCGGCGGGGACGCCAGAGACGCGCTGCGGGTGTCCCGACTTCGAGGCGCCCCCGTGACGCGCGACGAGTGGCAGGACGAAGGGCTCATGCACACGCGGCGCGAGCGGCGCACGGCGTGGGAGTTGGGCGACTGGTTGCTGCGCGGCGAGGCGCTGGGCTACGACGTCCGCTTCGCCGCGTCGATGGCGTTGACCGGGTTGAGTCGGACGCACCTGTACGCGCTGCGCACGACGGCCCGCGCCTTCCCGCTGCACGTCCGCAGCTACGAGATCGCGTGGGGCACGCACAAGGAACTGTCGCGCGTGAAGGACGAGACGGTGCGCAAGGAATTGCACACCCTGGCGCTGACGCACCACTGGATGCAGCACGAGGTGCGGGGGCAGCTTCGGGATCGCGGGTACACGGCGGTGCGCGTGGCGGTCCTGCGACCCCCCTCGCACGGCTACACGCTGGTGCAGGTAGAGTGCCCTACGTGCGGGCACATCTTCGCAGCCCGCAATCACAAGGTGGAGCGCATGAAGATCCGAGTCACCGCATGATGCGCAACGACATGAGCGCGGTCATCCTGATCACCGTCGGCCTGAGCACGGGTGCGCTCTTTGTGGCCGACAAGATCCTCGAGTCGCGCTGGCAGACGCGCGTGAGCCCGTTGCCGACGCGGCGCCGCCGGTCGGATACGCTGGCGCGGTTGTTCCCGCATGACGGAGAGTTTCGGCGGCGCGTGGAGCTCGTCGCCGAGTAGAGCCGCGGGCCGACCGCGGGGGTGCTGTTCACTGACTGAGGGAGGTTGCCATGTTCGGAGTCAAGACGGGCGGGTTCGGGTCAACCGAAGCCCGCGATGCCTATTTCGATGGCGTCCACGACGGCGTGCGCCTGTACGCCTGGAACCAAGACGGGACGCAGATGGTCGGGACCGCGGGGACCACGCTCGCCGCCGCCGAAGAGGAAGTGGACATGGCGCAGAAGGAAGCGGCCAATGCCGTGCCCGTGCGGGCCACGGCCACACCCGAGGACAAGCCCAAGCCCGACCACACGCTGCCCAAGCCGGGCGAGGGCGACAAGCCGGGCGACCGGCCCAAGCCCGACCAGGGATTGCCGCCGCGTGGCAAGCCCGAGCCTGAGCCCGAGCCCGAACCGAAGCGAGGCACCCGAAGGTGAAAGCGCGCGTCGGTGAGGGCGGCGGGACGTGGGAGGTGGAGTGTCCCAAGTGCGGCGCCTGGCAGACCCTCGACGACGGGGAGCACACCTTCGACTGTGAGGCGACCGAAGGCTGCGAAGGGGAACTGCACGACCCGCCGTTCGACGTGGACGACTACGACGACGGCGACGAAGTGATCTACTGACGAGCCGGGGTGACGACTGGCTCCTTCCAGGGAGAACCGACGACATGGGCAATCAACTGGTACGACTGGACGACCGCAGCAAGGCCGTCCAGCAACTCTTCACGATCAACAACACCGCGCTCGAGCGCAGCGCACCGCGCAGTTTGGGCGACCCGACGCGCTTGATCCGGGTCGCGTTCAACGCGATCTGCTACGACGAGAAGCTCGTCCAGTGCACGCACGAGAGCCTCATGGGCGGCGTGTTCGAGGCGCTGAAGCTGGGGCTCACCCTCGGCGGCCCGTTGCAGGAAGCGTGGCTGATTCCGTTCAAGAACAACCGGACGGGCAACCCCGAGGCGACGTTCATCCCCGGCTACATGGGCTACCGGAACCTGATCGATCGCGCACGGGCGACCATCGACTTGCATCCGCGCGCCGTCTACGCCAACGACCTCTTCGACGTGGACTACGGCACGACCCCGCGCGTGACGCACAAGCCGCACTGGATGATCGGCAAGCCCGAGCGCGGCGCCTTCATCGCCGCCTACGCCATCGCGCGGTTGCGTGGCGGGGGGTTGCAACTCGAGGTGATGCCGAAGATCGAGATTGACGAGCACCGGGCCCGGTCGCGCGCCAAGGACAGCGGCCCGTGGGTCACGGACTACGACGCGATGGCCTTGAAAACGACCATCCGCAAGATCGCCAAGTACCTGCCCAAGAGCAGTGAGGCCATGTCGCGGCTGCTCGACCTCGACGCGGCGGCCGACCTCGGCCAGTCGCAGAACTTCGACTTGCCCGAGGGCGTGAAACTGCTCGACGGCGAGCCGACCCCCAAGCCGACCGAGAAGCCGGGCCGCCTCGACGTCCTCAAGGGGGCGCTTGCCGAGCGCGTAGGGGCGGGCAACGGCGAGGACGACGACCTGGCCGGGCTCGATGCTGAAATCGCCGCACGCGAAGCCGCAGAGGCCGCCAAGGTGCCGCGGTGAGCTACGACCACCAGGCCATCCCCGACAGCACGCCGTTGGGGCTCGAGGACTTCGAGACGGTGCGCGCCGTGACCTCCCCCGACACGGCGCACGCCATCGACACGGCGCGGCGCCGGATGACGACCGGCGAGTTCGATGAGGCGATGATCCTACTTGCCTCGAAGCTCGCCCTGATGGACCTCCGCTACCAAGACGCCGAGGCGGTGATCTCGGTGCTCCTGACGCACGCCGTGACCTACGCCGAGGCCATCGGCGCGGGCGGCGTGGCGGTCACGGACGAGGAAGTGCGGGCGCTCCGACGCGCCGTGGAGTTCGTCGCGGAGAAGCGGCCGACGTCGACCCTCGCCGACCTCGTCTACCGGGTCAAGCGCCTGGCGATGGCCGACGCCGCCGCCCTCTTCAGTGTGGACAACTAGCCGTCGAACCGCAGGGGAGCATGGGTGACGACCACGTCGAAGCCGGTGGAACCGTTATCACGGTTCAAACCATCCGAAACTGTGACTATTGTGGCCGGGTGCTCCCACCACCTCGCAACCACAACGGGATCACGCCGAGGTTCTGCACAGGCTCCCGATGCCGGTCCAGTTGGCATCAGGCCGAGAAGCGCCGGGCGCTCGTGCAGATCCGTGACCTCGTCAACGGCCTCTTGAAGTAGTGGGGCCTGGGCACGATGCGGTCTTTCAACAAAATGAGCGCGACGTTTTGGGGCAGCGGAGAGACGGGGCGTCTCTTGAAGGAATACCCCGAGGCCACGCGCCTGCTGGCGATCAACCTGTTCACCAACGACAAAGCCCTCGCCGAACCGTGGGGGCTGTACCACTACCCGCGCGCCTCGATGATGGAGCAGCTCGCGGCGACCCCGGCCAAGGTGGCGACCGGCCTCGGCACCCTGGCCGCCCTCGGCTTTGCCAGCTTCGACCCATTGACGGAATGGGTGTGGGTCATCAACATGGCGGCTCGACAGTTACTCATTGAGGGGCGCCCGCTGGCGCCGCGCGACAACATGAGCGCCGCCGCGAACCGGTGGTATCGGGCGTGCCCCAGGAACCCGTTCTTGGGGCCGTACTTCGACATGTACGTCGGCCTGTTGCACCTCGAGGACCGGCGCGACGACGGCGGGGGCGGCGCCGTCGTCGTGATCCCGCCGACGGTGACGGTGTCGGTGACGCCGTCGCTCTTGCCCGAGCTCGAGGCGCCGCCGGCTCCCCTGGCGCGGGCGCTCTCGGTCGCGGATCAGCGAGTCGCGGAGTTCGACCAGTGGTGGGCCGCGTACCACCGGAAGGGCCGCAACAGTAAGAGCAAGGCGCGCGAAGTGTGGATGAAGAAGAAGCCGCCCTTTGCCGCGGTGATGGCGGGGCTGGAGCACTGGACCGCCAGTCAGCGGTGGGCCGAGGGGTTTGTGGTCGACGCCGCCAAGTGGCTCGCCGAGGAGCGGTGGCTGGAGGCGCCCGAGCCCGCGCCGGCCGCCGGCACGAGTCAGCGGACGCAGGACGTCATCGAGGCGCTCGACACCGGGCGCTCGATCTTCGACCTCGAGGGCATGGTGCCTGAGCACATTCGGCAGGCGCCCAAGCAGCTACGGCGCGGGTGATGGAGCAGCGCACCTTCGACTTCCAAGGGGGTTGGCATTGCGACGACTGCCGGATCGAGGGGGAGCGGCTCATCGCGCAGTATCACGCCGCGCAAAGGCGCGGGGAGTACGACGCCGAGGGGTACACGCCGGCCGAGCGACGTGGGCAGCGCAAGCGCGCCGCATTGCGGTCCTCGAGTCCGTCTTGCGCTGCATCGGGGAAGGCTGGATCGTCGACATGCTCGACGCCGAAGGAGGGGTGACGCGCAGGACGCAGAGCGAAGGCTGGGACAACTAACGTAGGGACTGAGGGAGGCTAGGATGAATCGACTGATTTGTGGAACGGTGGTGGCGGCACTGTTGGTGTTGCCAAGCGTGGCGTCGGCGGGTGTGCTCACGTTGTCGGAGATCGCTATCGGCTCCGAACTACAGGAGCAGACCAATCGCCCGTGTGTGTTCGGCGGCAGCAATTGCAACTCGCGCGTGACCGCGGAGATTCCCAACTTCACGGCCACGCCGACCGGCGGTGCGGGCCTGAATATCTCGTGGGATCTCGAGTCGCCCGAATACAGCGTGGCCGCCGTGCGGTTCCTGTTCGGCGACCGCTTCATCGTCGGCTTGGACTTCGCGCAGGCCAATGGGCAGGAGGATCAGGTTCTCGGTTTGTTCGCGATGAGCATCAACGGCAACGTGGTCGACATCTGGACGGGCCCGCAGGCCGTGCCGCCGACGCCCGCAGGGAATAGCGGCAACGGGTTCGCCGACTACCTCTTGACCGGCTTCAATTTGGCCGGGTTCGCGGGGACGGATGTCGTGCAATTCCACGCGATCATGCCGGTCAGCAACGACGGCCCTGACTCCGCGTTTTTGATTGCGGGCCCGCGCGACGAGGTGGTCCCTGAGCCGACGACGCTCGTGCTCTTGGGCCTGGGCCTCATCGGTGCCGGCGTGATTCGCCGACGGAGGTAAGTCATGGATCGGGGTGGCGACGACGACGGCCGGCTAGACGAGATCACGCCCGCACAACTCGCTGCCCTGATTCGGCGAGCCCACCTGGCGCATGTGGAGCTTCGGGACGACGCGCAGGACTTCATCACGCGGGTGATGAGTAACGCGCCGCCAATGCCGCGGCGGGGCTGGCTGCGGCGGCTGTGGGTGAGTCGGCACGCCCGGTTGGCCCGCTGGGACGCCGACCGGGTGGTGCGCCGCTTGGACACCGATCCGCTGTACCTCACCCCGGCCAACGTGCGCCGGGTGTTCAAGGGCGCGCAGTGGGAGGTGCTCGAGGACGCGGGCATCATGTACGTGGACGGGTATCAGGTATGGCCCGACCCGCCGATGGCGCTGGCCGACACCATCGACGTGCTCGAGCTACGGCGCGGCCTGGGCCGGGAGCGGTTCCGTGGATAAGCACAACCCCGACCATCAGGCGCGACTCAAAGCGGCGCTGGGCCTGCACGCGATCCTCTTCATGCGCGATCCGAAGAAGGAACTCGACGACGCGCGGGTCTATCTCTACTGGATGCAACTCCAAGACTTCGACATCGAAGTGGTGGAGGCGGCGAGCTTCAAACTGCAAGGCAAGCTCCGCAAGTTCCCGCTGCCCGTCGATCTGCGCGAGGCCTGCCAGGCGGTGCTCGAGCGGACCACGCGCCCGAGCTACGTCAACCCGCGACCCCCTGGCGAGGTGGCGTGGTGCGACGAGGGGTGCGACGACACGGGCTGGGTCCACGTCCGCAAGCCACTGCGCGAACTGCGCGACATGCGCGAGGACGATCCCGATGGCGACCGGCTGTACGACGCCGTGCATCGGTGCTCGTGCTGGGCGATCAACCCGGTGAAGAAGTTCCGCGAGCAGCAGAACGTCGCCGGGACCATCCGGCACGAAGAGAAGCAGAACAACAACTGGAGTCCCGACCGGCGCGGTGAACTCGTGCAGTTCAAGGGACGTGGAGCGTGAGCGGTGACGCAACTCTATGGGGTGATTCGGATTCCGGCGATCCCGCCGCCGGCCGAGCGGTATCGGCGAGCGCGCGAGGCCCGCTATCGCCGCCGGCTGCAACTGCTGGGGATGCGCCCGGCGAGCATCACGAAAGCCCTCGCACGGGGCTTCCCCGGCCCGTGGGTCCGCGCGTGTCGGACGGAAATGCAGCGCGTGCTATGGGACCTCGCGCCGCGGTAGTGGTGGCGGTCGACCCGGGCCCCTTCGACAGCGCCTACGTCGTCATGGCCGGCGGCGAGCGGTGGCCGTATATCACCAAGCATGGGCTGATCCCGAATGCCGAACTCGTCGAGATGCTGCGCCCGCGCTGCTGGAGCACCGTGTTAGCGGTGGAGCAGATTCAAGGCATGGGCATGGCGGTGGGCGCCGAGGTGTTCGAGACGTGCGTGTGGACCGGCCGCTTCATCCAAGCCTGGCAACCCGATCCCTACGTGCGGATTCCGCGGCGGTGGGTGAAGCAACACCTGTGCGGGCTCGACCGCGCGAAGGACGCGAATATCCGCGTGGCGATCCTCGATCGCTTCGGTGGGGCCGGCGCTCGAGGGACCAAGAAAGCGCCTGGGCCGCTGTACGGCATCAAGGCCGACATCTGGTCGGCGGTGGCGGTGGGGTTGACCTACCTCGAGAGCAGCGACACGTTCACCGAGGACGGCAGGCTCGCAGCGGTGGCGCCGCCGTGAAGGTGCTCTGGTTGACGCTGCTCTGCCTGGGCGTGGGCACGTCGGCGTCCGCACAGATTTTCCCGATCCAAGCCGGCACAATGCTGGAGTTCTACCACGGCACCGAGAATTTCGCCCTGACGATGAAGTATCAACTCTGCGTGGACGCCGTGACCGACACAGCCTGCAAGGACATCGCCGTGACGCCGAGTACCACGGTCGGCTGGTATCAGTTCCCGACCCCCGACACGATCCCGTCGGGATCACACTTCATCGGTGTCCGAGCGGTGGGGTTCGGCACCATTGGTCCCGGTGCCGTGAGCAATGCGTTACAGGTGAACATGAACCCGCCGCCGGGGACGTTCCCGCCCCCCTCGAGCTTTCGCCTCAAACCCTAAAACAGCAGAACGGCCCGATCCCCCCTGCCGAGGGAATCGGGCCGCTCTCGTCGGGGTGACGACGGATCGCGAACGATCAGCCGTCAGTGTAGCGCATCCACAGGATCACCAGCAGCGCGAACAGCAGCGCGCCCAGGTAGTAGGGAATCACCACCGCACCCCGCGCGGCGTGGCGCGGTTGGCGGCCAGTTCGGCGTGTGTGACCGGCCTCGAGGATGCATCCCACGTCCGGTAGTAGGGTGCGCTCCCACACTCGCGCACGGCCTGGTACCGCTCGCGCCCGGTGGCCCAATCGTGATCGCAGGCCTCGGACACCATGAACGCGCCGCCGCTCCAATTGATCGGCGGCAGGACCTCGAGCAGTTCCCAATAGCGCGCCTCGGTGATCGCCTCCCACTTGACCGGGATCGCGGCCTGCGCCGCCGAGGCGCCGGCCTTCCACTCGGCCCACGTCATCACACGGATCGGGCCGCGTTCCTCGGCGCTGAGTTCCTCGACCGTTTGCCGGCCGTAGGTGGATCGCAGCGTGCCGGCCTCGTCGGGCGCAAGCTCCGCGATGATGCTTTGCCAGGCGCGCGGGTGGTCCTCGGGATAGACGGCGATCAGGACGTCGGGCGCGCTCATGATCGCCCCCCGATGGTGAAGTACACCGCGCGCCGCGGGTAGCCGCGCGCCTCCAGCGCTTCAAAGCACGCCGAGGCTTCGCCGCGCGGGCCGACCCGGAACACGCGCGCGCCGTCGTCGCGGCTCCACTCGTCGCGGTGCGTGTCGAACTGCCACGCCGGGATCGCGTCGACGCTTTCGCCGTGTTCGACGAGGAACCACACGAGCGCGACCCGTTCGCGCGTGCCGGTGTCCTCGGGCCACTGGTCGCGGTTCTCTTGGTCCCGCTTGAGCCCGGCGAGCCGCTGCCGGGCGCGCGTGATGTTGCCGCCCAAGTTCGCCGTGTGGTAGGGCGGGAAGCCCTTAGACTCGGCGTTGTAATACGGCTGATGACGCACGACCGACAGGAGATCCGCCGCCTCTCGCGCGGTCAGTGCCGGCAACAGGTGGATCGGCTCGCCGTTCTTCGCCTCTTCCATCAGCAGCGCGAGCCCGTGCTTTCGGATCGCCTTGTTGATCACCTTGCACCGCTCGCGCTCGGCCTCGAGGCGCTCGAGCTTCGCCGTCAATGCCTCGATGGCGTCGGGATCATCGGAGTAGATCGCCGCGTCGGCCGCGGCGTCGATGTTCGCGGCCTTGCTGCGCATTTCGGCCGCTTTGTTTTCGTTCTCGATCCCGCGCCGCATCCCGCTATCAATCCGCGCGATGTCGGCCCGGTGGTGCTTCTCTGAATGGTGCCCGACTAGGATCGGCTGCCCGAACGGGATCCCGTCGGCGATCCGCTTGGCGGCCTGAAACCCCGCCGCGCTTTTCGCTGCGCGCTTGTCGGCCCACTCCCGCAACCGTTCCGCCCTGCGCTCTCTGCGTTCTCTGTACGTCATTTCGTCACCCCTTCGTTGTTGTCCTGCGTTGGTTCGCCCTCGTCGATGTCCCGCGGCGGCAGATCCGCGATGCACTCCTTGATCCCGCGCTCGGTCATGCCGATCTCGGTGCCGACCTCCCGGATCGCGCGGATGATCGCCGGCCAGTAGTCATCGCCCAGCACCATGAACGCATCGAGCAGTAGCCCGGCCTTTCGCTGATGCTCGTTGGCCCATTGCGTTTCATAGGACCCGTGGACGAGGATGCGCCCGCACACGTCCGCGTTGAGATCGTTGCTTTCCTCGCGCACGATGAGCGTGTGTTCGCGGTTGGCCTGGCAGCGCTCCTGCCCGTTCCATTCCTCGGCCGACGCGATGATCAGCCAGCGATCCGCCATGATGCGGATCGGCCGCTGGTTGATCAGTGGGATCGTGATGGTTTTCTGTGTGGTCATGTCGTCACCCCTCCGTGATTACTTCTCGATGCTGCCGATCTCGATGCTCTGCGCGATCCGGTTCATGGTGTGGGGCGCCGCCGCGTAGAACTTCAGCGGGATCACCTCGGCCACCGTCGCCGACGTCGCGCCAGGCAACGACGGGATCCACACCTCCCGCGCCCACGACGCGATCACGGTCGGGATCCGCTGGTGTCGGCGCCATGATGGCGCCTCAACAAGCACCGTGTGCCCGGTGTCGCTGTGGAGTTCGTAAAGGGTCGCCGCCGTGCGTGCGCCCGTGTCCGTGCTCATGGTCTTGGCCTCTCTCGGCTTTGGTGGTTCCGGCTTTGGTGGTAGCCGTGATCCGCGTGCGGTCATTCGGTCCCCCTTCGGTGGTCGGTGCTCCTTCGTGTATTCCCACGGGCAGCGGGCCGATGGTGCGATGTCGTGCAGCCAGGCCCGGCCGCATGTGCCACAGGTGACGCATCCCGGCGTGCCTGGTCGGCATGCGCCGTATTCCTTGCGGAGTGCCGCGGCCCGCTCGCGCGCCGTCATCATCGCGGCACCCGCACGCGCACGACGCCGGCCGCCCGCGCTTGTCGCAGGTGATAGAGCAGATCGCGCGCCTCGACGATCAAGCGGTGGCGCAACGTCGCGCGCCACGAGCCCGATCCGATGGTGGACGCGCGCAAGTGCATAAGCTGCGCAAGCGCCGCGCGTACTTGCGCAAGCTGCGCCGCCGGGCGGCCTGGTGTGACCCAAGCCGCCACGGCTGCGCGGTGTTGTCGTCGCGATCCCTCGGTGTGGACCTCGAACCAGATCCGCGCGTGCGACTTCATCGCGGCAACTCGAGCCGCAACACAACGCGGTCGCCAGGATGCGCCGCGCTGTAACGCTGCTCGGCCTCGGTGGGGTTGGGTCCGTGGACGGTGGTCGTGTAAACGTCGCCGGCCGCGGTGGTCACGGTCGCCACCCAAGCCCGGCAGATCTCGACCCTCGCGCGCCTCACGATCCCGCCTCGTCGTCGCGCCGCTGCGCCTCGAGCGCGGCGATCTGCTCGTCAAGGAAGGCCTCCCCCGCCGCGTCGGCCTCCGGTGGCAGCAAGGGCGCGCGCTCCTCGAGCCGCTCGGCTGCGAGCGCCTCGAGGTACTCGGCCGCGCCGATCCAAAAGCCGCGCCGCGTCGGCATGTCGTCGGGTCCTAAGTGGATCGAGTTGTTGCGGCAATACCCCGCCAGGCCACGCAGCCCGGCCGCGTCCAATTGATCGGCGAGCGCCGCAAAACTAAGCAACCCGTCGGCCAGGATCGCCGCCTTGATCCCCGGCTCGTGCGGGTCCGCAAACACGCGCCCGGTGTCGGTGGTGTAGTTCGGATCGCTGCGCTTGTACTTGTTCATCTGTCACCCCGTGATCGTGGTTTGACGCTCTCGGCCGCCAGGCGCAAGATCGCGCGCCGCACGGCCTGCCAGTAGGCCCGCCCATGCGAGCCCTGTGGATGATCGGTCGCGTGGTCGTGCGCGGCCTCGGCGGCCGCATACGCGCGCCCGTAGTGCGCGATCATCCGTCGCGCGATGCGTGCGGCGTGCTGCTCGGTCGCCGGGCTCATTTGGCCCCCGGGAGGTGCACGGCGTAGGTGTACTCGCCCGCTGTGGTCGGGACGGCGAGCGTGTCCCACGTCGGCGCCTCAAGCGGGTGCGCCGCGCAGTAGTCGCACGCGCACGCGCCCACCATCGGCCGTTGGAGTTCGCGCGGGATGCGCAGGAACAGGACGCCGCCCCCGCGTGCGCTCTGGCCGCGTACCTCGAGGACGCGCCAGGACCACGGGACGGCCGCCGCGGTGCCGCTCACGACTTCACCCGGAACGGCAGCACCCGCGCGCCGTGCGCGCCTCCGGTGGTGGGCCCGTCGTCGTCGGTGGTGCTGGGCGCCAGGCCCGCGATCTCGCGGAGCACGGCCGTCAAGCTCGCGGCGGCCGCCTCGCGCTGGCGCCGCGGGTCGATCAACCGATGCGCCGCGAAGTAGCACGCGGCCCGCGGTGCGGTGGTCCAGGTCGGCTGGAACCCGCCCGCGGCGAGCCAGCCACGCAACGCGATCCGGAGTTCGGCAAGCCTCACCTCGTCGTCTGGTTGCGGTGTCCCCTCGAGCCGTCGCGTGATGATCCGCTCCTGCTCCTCGATGTTCGCTTGTGGATCCATCTGTCACCCCTGCCTGAGAAGTGGACGCGCGCCCGAGGACGCGCGCCCCTGGTTGATCTAGTCTCGGTCGCTGAACATCTCGCCGGTTTCGGTGTACCGCCGACGCGCGGCCCGCATGCACGACGCGCAGATCGACGACGTCGCCGCCCGCGGTAACGTCTTGCCACACTCGACGCACCGCCAGCGTTCGCGCCCCTGGCGATCAATCCGTGGGCAATCGCCGGCCTCGTGGCCGCAACAGGGGAAGTCCTCACACCGCGCCATCAGTGCACCCCCGCGCCGAGACTGCGCCGCCGATCCTGGCCGTCCTGCGCCGCGGCCCGGTTGCGCCGCCGCCACTCCGCGTCGTACCCGTACTCGGCCACTGGCACACGCGCGTACCACGCCAGCGGACACCCGGTGTAATACGGACCCTCGGCCGTGCTCATGATCTTGGCGAGTCCACCTTCGAGCAGCACACAGCAGATCAGCGGCTCGCCGCTCTCGGTGGCGCTCGCGTTCAGCAGGACCCACGCCAGGCCAGGCCCCACGATCCGCTGCTCGTCGATGTGCTCCGGGTTGAACTCGGCATTGATGGCGGCAGCGATGCTGCGGTAGCCCTCGCGGGGCCCCGACCACCCCACTAGCGCACCGCCTCGTGTTCGGCGTAGGCCGCCAGGATGGCGTCTCGTAGCGCGTCCTGCGCGCCGACGTCCTCGGTCGGGCGCAACAGGGCGAAGGATCGCCGCTCGCCGTTCACGCTGTACGTCCGCGAGGGAAAGGTGACGTTGCGCCGGCTGCTCGCGGTACGCCGCTCCCACACCGCAAAGCCGATCAGTTTCAACCCGGCCAACAACCCGGCCCCAGGTCCGAAGTGGATCTCCGCGTCGGCCAGCTTGCCCGCCGGGCTGCTCTGCTCGTTGAACCCGCTCAACTTGATGGTGACGGCCTCGGCCGTCTCGATCTTCGCGTTCATGTCTCACCCCTACTCGTGCGCCCTAGTGCGCCCGCTCGGGCCCGCCAGGCTGCCACCTGACGGGCCCACACTGGCCCACTAGAACAGACTCACCTCATGCAACCGGACGCGCGCACTGCTCTGCCACAGTCGCCGCAACCCGCACGATCCACCCTCCTCCAAGGTCCGCACGAGTACCGCCCGCTCGACACGCGGGAACAGGGGCGATCCGAGATCCTCGTCTCGCACCTCGACGACGAGGACCACTTCGAACCCGCGCCCGCTCCAGACTTCGAGACGGTCCCCAGGCTTGACCGTTGACCAATCCATGCGCATCGGTCGGCTGAGCCCAAGATCGCCGCTCACGACGCCCCTCCGCTCGTCCAGTCGCTTTCGCGGCATGTTGAGCTCCTCACACTCCCGGCAGCCATCGGGACACCCGCTGCACGCGGGCCGCGGCTCGAGCTCCAGCCGTACCGACCGCGCCGACGCGAGCCACTCCCGCGCCGCTGCGATGGCCTCGCCGTAGGCCTCCTGTCGCACGCTCGTCCACCCTGCCGGCAACGTGCGCGCCGCTCGCGCGGCAGCCGAAGCTACCGCGCGCCAGGCCGCCGCTTGCGCGAGGTCGCGCGCCACGACTGCACGCGCGCCACTCACCAGAGCCCCCGATCCGTCATCGCCAGGCCACACCAGTAGTCGGCCTGTGCAGCTTGCTGCGCGTCCCTGATGCTCTGCTCCAACAACGCGAAGTTCGCGCGCCGTTGCATCCGCATCGCCGCCTCTGCCATCACCAGCCAGCCCGTCGCCCGCGCTTCAACCTCGGCACGCTCGGCCGCCATGTGCGCGCCGACGAAGTCGCCCGCGCGGAGCCGCTCGACACTCATGCGCGCCTCGAGCACCGCGAGCCGCTGCATGGTCGCCACCAGCCGCGCCCCACTGCGCGCGCTGGGGTACTCCGCGAGCACCACCACCCCAGGCCGGCTCATCGCCCCACCTCACACCCGCGGGCCCGCTGCTCCCGCGCCTCGGCCAACCCGCGCCACCCGCGCGAGCTCCGCATCCTCGGGCCACACGAGCCCCACCACGCACCGCGACAGCAGCCGCGCCACTGCCACCCAGGCCGCCCCCGCGAGCAGCCCAAGCCCCACACCCGCGAGCCCGTACACCACCAGCACCACCGTGGCCCGCGCCATCACTTCACCCCCTGCGCGTTGCGCGCCGCCATCTGTGCCAGCCGCCCGAAGTAGCACGCATCGCGCACGCTCGCCACCAGCCACGCTTCGACCTGCCGCCGCTCCGGCTCCGTCAGCGTCACCACGCCAGGCACCGCCGTCAACGCTTCGACGTCTCGCAAGGCCTTGCGCCCGAACTCCTCGGCCAACTGCCGCCACGCTCCCGCACTCGCTCTGTGCTGTCTCGCTGTCGCCATCTGTCACCCCTCGTTGCGCCTTGGTTCGCCCTCGCTCCATGCGACGGCCAGTCGCGCGTCCCAGGCTTTTTACGCGCCCGAGGTCGCCAGACTACCACACCGCTCGCCGAGCCGTCAAGCACCAAGTGAGGAGCCACGAGACGCGGGGCGCCGACTCGCCGACCGATGTCGGCCGGCCGACAAGTGTGGCGTTTGCCCTACCTTCGGGCGCATGCCCTAGCGTCAGATTGGGCGCATGACCTAGCACGCTCGAGGGGCGAGCCATGCCGGCACGTGTGTTCCACGTGGAACACTGCACCGCGAGACGCGAGCCGGCGAGGCGCTCGAGGCGACATGCCCGGTCGGCCAGCGCCGGCGGGCTCGAGGCGCTCGAGGCTGGAAACGCCCGAACGGAAACGGCACAGCCAGGCCGCTTGGGCGGCCGGAAACGCTCGCCTCGGGCTCGCGGAAACGCCGGAAACGGCGGAAACCCCCCCGCCGGGGCCCCCGCCCCCGGCGGGGGGCAGGGGGAGCGATCAGGCAGGCTGGGAAGCTGGCGTTTAGGAACCTGTGGGGTCGCGGTGGAGCGCGGTGGAGGGGGGTGGAGGGGCGTGCGGAGCGCCAGGTGTTCGCATGTAGCGGCTCGAGGGAGGGGTGAGCCGATGGGCAGGACTACCTGGCGCTCCTGAAGGCCGGGGGACTGGACCGGCGTTCTGTCGTTCAGCCTACAGCGAGTAGGGGAAAGTGGGGGAGACGCCCAAGGTGGGGAGGCGGGTGGAGTGTGGGTATTCCTACTCACAACCTTGACACGTTGTACCTCAAGGTTGGGGGCCAGGAAGTCCCTTGGTTTTACTAACAATATCTAGCTAGGGATGGCGACTTTTCTAAGTTGTTGATTCTACGGGGAAAGGTAAGGGGGTCGGAAGGGTGTTCGAACCCCCTTCGAAGGGGGTCCCTCTGACTCTGACTCTGTAGATCACTAGAAGTAGGAGGTACTAAAACAAAGATCTACGTCGCGCCTGCGCGCGTGTGTGTGTGTGTGCGCGCGAGG